CTTTCCAACCATCCCGCTAACCACTCCTCCTTTATCCTCACCCCCTTGCCCACCTTGATGAAAGTGATTTCACCTTTAGTGATCCAGGAGCGGACAGTCACCTCTGCTACTTGCAGCTTCTGTGCGACTTGCGGTATGGTAAGGAGGTTGCTCATTAGAATTTGCCAATGTGATACATGTACCCGGTAATAGAGATTCCAATTACAATTGCCGCAATGGCTAATCTTGCTACGATGTCGATGCGTGTTAGATTTTTCATGATTCGTTTTTTAAAGGGTTTGATTTTATTTTGTTGCGTGATTTGCATTATTGAGCGACCGATATTATTTTGCGGCCTCGTTGATCGTCTCCACTTCCAGAATATCCTCTATAGTTAGTTCGGATTCCTTTTCAATAATCATCGTGGAAGATGGCGCGGTAAGCCTTACATCGCCTTCGTCCAGCCACCTTTTTATAGTGAACACGGAACAATCAAACTCGACTGCCAGCAGGTTTTTTAGCCTGGTGTTCTTGTTGATTTCCGCTTTTGCCTTGTCCGTGAGTTTCATACTTTGTATATTTGATAAGCATCATTGCTATACAAATATACGACACAAATTGTCGGGTTTCCAAATTATCCGACAATTATTTTCAGGTTTATTTCGCAACAAGGTTTCAATTTTATTAATATGGACCCAGGAGAATTATTAAAAACAGCAAGGGAAGAAAAAGGTATAAAGCAAGAAAAATTGGCTAAAGACTTGAATATCAATATAAGGACAATACAACGTTATGAGAATGGGCAATTCCCTAAATTCCGTGACGACTCAATTAAGGCTATTGATGAATATTTAGGCACCAAGATATACGACATTCTATACGACAAAAAAGTGTCACATGAAACCTTAGACCCAACTGAACGTTTAATCGCGGAAAAGGAAGCCCGCCGCCAGGACGCAGAACGAAAGGCGAATGAATACTTTCAATTAAATAGGGAATTGATAGGTATAATAAAGGACAAGCTGACCGACATCCTGGTTAATTCAGCCGAAAGCATAGATCAATTAACAGAGATTGGGCGGACTTTAAGGGTGGGCGGTATTGTGGAGCGGAAGAGTTTGGACCGGTTGGAGCACCAGCCTGAAGGAACGAACGAAAAAGAATCGGACAAGCTCGAAATCGATGCCGCAGTGATAGATGCCGAATTGGGCAAGCTGGAGAATAAGCGCAAGAAGCGCACACCTGGTAAACAGAAGCCATAGCTATACAGGTTTAAAATAAGCAATATGTATTTGATCTCCGGGATTACCGGGTGTAGGGAACGGAGGGGTTAATCGTAGGTATATGACCAGCAGGGGGCAAAAAAAATAGGCGCGGCCCGGTACTGGTCTGGAGGTACTGGTATACCTTGTCCCGCGTATCCGTGCGCACGCCGTAGCGTGGCCATCTGCGGGACGTTTGAAAATTACCAGTTTTCCAGACCGCGAAAGGCGCAATTATTTGAGTTTGTAAATATAAGGGTTATGGTGGGTTGTGGGAGTAAATCATACTGAAAGGTTAAATGGACGCCGAATGTACCCCTTTGATATTAATCAAAATGTAAATAAATAATCTTTTTTATATTTTACGGGTATACCCCTAGGGACAGCCTAAATAGGGTGAAAACACGGTTGGTATTTAATGTTACATTTTGTAATATTAACGGCGCTATATAGACTAATGACGAAAACAACTACATGAAATCAATCGTTATCGCCTGCTTCTTATTACCAATCGTTTTACAAGGGCAAAATTCTTCCTTAAAACCATTTCTTAAAGTATCCCCCACCATATATATACCCGAAAAGCAAAACGGGGCAATGGGTGTTACAACCTCGGTTGGGTATAAGGGTAGATTTTTAGCAGCTGGCTTGGCATTGGGCGGCTATAAGCTGCATGACTTTGATGATGGTGTTTATCTTCTCGGAACAGAATTAATTGCAACAGATTTCAAATCGAATAAGGTTCGCCCTATATTAATTATCGGCCTTTATCGCCCCTTTTATCGCGACGAGTTTAATAGTTGGGAAGGCGCCGATTATATTGAAATTGACCAGAAGGCCAGAATACATTTTGAAAGCTCGTTAGGTATTTCCATTCCGATTAAGGATAAGAAGATTGCCCTGAGTGGCGGCTTCACAGTCCTTGGATTCAAAAACACCATAAATATTACCAACGGAGCAACTAAGATCCATAAAAACGAAAGATCTTCATTGAAAATGGGGACGATTTCTATCAGTCTTTTTTTGTAATGGCCGGCCAACGAAAGCCATATAACCCAAATACTGCTTATGGTCGTAAAAAACTGCGAGAACAGGCGGATGAAACATATGCAAGATTGTCGCCAGGGGAAAAGGTGGAGGTTGACTCATGGAAATTCGGTTGCATATTCGCCATCATTGCGCTAGCTATTATAATTGGCCTACTGACAGGAAATGTGAGCGGTGCCTTAAAATGGCTTTCGCATTAACTCATTTCAGTGGCATAATCCGGGCGTAACGGGAGTAGCATAGAGCGCTACTCCTTTTTTATTTCCCATACAGCTTGTCCATTTCTTTGTCCAATTTTTCATCATCCAGGGCCTGTAGATATAAAGCCGTGGTTCTCTGATCCGAATGACCCAATGACTCTTGAATAGCATTGATATTATCCGTTACCCCTTTAAGATGGGACGCGAATGTGTGCCGTGCAATGTGAAAGGTCAGATCCTTTTTTATCCCCGATAGTCCTGCCACGACTTTCAGGTTTCTGTTCACCACTACATTCAGGCTATCTATTATCTTCAACCGTTCGATCTTTTTATCCGGCCAGGTCTTTATATAGGGGAACAGGTAATCGCCCTTGTAATTGTCTATAATGACTTGTAACCGTTGGTGAATTTTTATGGATATGAACTTGCCGGTCTTGCCGGTCTCGAAAATAATTCGGCCATTAACTACATGGTCCCTTCCGCAGGTGATGCAGTCTGCGAATCGAACACCCTTACAGTAGTAGGAAAAGAGAAACAGGTTCCGGGCATTGTTAACCGGTCCCGGATTCAACTGAAGATCCTCGATGGCCTTTATCTCTTCCGGCGTTAGCTTCTCTTTCTGTACGGGTTTCCGTTTGATCTTATACTGTTTAAAAGGATTTGGATCCGTTGCCTTCCCGTCGGTTACTGCCTGGCTATAAAACTCCCCGAGGAATTTAAACTTCTTATGTCGCGTGTTATTGATATTACCCTGTTGCACCATCCAGGCTTCCAAGTCGCGCAGGAGATCGGCCGTTATATCCTCAAAGAAAATCTCCCGGGAGAAGCATAGTTTTATCTCCTTCTCCAACCGCCGCGTTTTCCTGCCCATAATGATCATTTCTTTTTCGTCGAACTGTTTAGCGCGGTGCAGGAGATAGGCGTTAAATGAGTAGCTGTGTCGCTGTGAGCCTATTAGATCCAGCTTCACTGGCCTGCCCTGTAGCTGGCAGGTGGCGTAGTACTGTTTGGCCTGGTTGAGTAGATCCGATATCCGGCCGTTGATGATCACCGCATCGGGATGTCTGCCGCTGACCTGTTCACCGGCCCAGTACTTTTTATCAATCTTCCAACCGGTGGCCATGTCGCGGGTCTTTCCCTGGTGCCGGCACCGGATAATGACCGGGTATGTGTTATCTTTCGACTTATAGCGGGTGTCCAGAAGGGCTTTGGCAGTCGGCATGTTAGCGGTTTTCGCACGTTTTGTCGCACGTTATTCGCACTAAAATACTATAAAATAGTATAAAGCAATATAAATAAACTTGAAGATAATTTGCCCTGAAAGTCGCGTCAGAAAAGAGAAAAGCCCGCCAAACGTGGGTTTCAGCGGGCGTGTATGGGTGGAGGTGAGGGGAATCGAACAATTTCAGTATGATTTTCAATCAACTCATTATTACAATTTTACATATTATAATAAATAATTTGTTTGTTTTTTGATACATTACACGTTCCCATAACTCCTACCCCTCTTAATGTCCTTGACAAGGTGGCATCCAACCCTTACAGTATTCTTTTTTCTCATATCTTGCCATATGCCCGACAAAAGGTACCTCATTATAAAAAGTATGATCGCCACCGGGGACATCACCAGGTGGTCTGAAATCTTCGACACCTTCCCCAGGTCCACGGTCGCCAGCGCTATCGGCGCCAACTACAACCGCATGCTGAGACTGATAGAAGAACCCGAGGGGCTAACCCTGGAAGAAATGCACCGGTTTTGCGACTACTTTAAAATAAGTCTGGATGAATTATTGACGCTGATCTACAACCAGATCGGGGTAAAGAAAAGGCCGGGTAAGAAGAAATAAGGGGACATCTTTTATTTGCAGGTTACGTAACCTTTACGTATCTTCATCGTATGTTAACCGAAAAGAAGGACAAGCCGTATATTAGCGGCATGCCGAAATCACTCGACACCGCCAGGCACGAAGTACACCTGCACCCAGATGTAATTAAAGACCTACGGGAAATTGCTGAGGACCAGAACCGCAGCCTGAAGAACCTTATGGAACATGTATTGATCAATTTCGCGAAGGAGAATAAAAAGGCTAAAAAGTAGGCCATGACAGACGCTTGCTCAGATATTGAGGTTTTAGGAAAGAACCCTGCCGCAGTTAAACTGGGTAGGCTGGGAGGCAAAAAGGGCGGGCCTGCTCGTGCTGAAAAGCTGACCCCAGAAAGAAGAAGCGAAATTGCCAAATTGGGTGCAAAGAAAAGATGGGCTAAGAAAAAGCATAACCCTTGCTGTGATTACGCTCACTACTATTTAGGTTGTAGATATCGATTCACCTTCCATGATGGCGATTACATAGAAAGTCGCCTTGAAGCAATTTTATATGACGGGGCATTGATGGGGGATAATATCGGGGCTAATAAAAAGGATGTTATTCCGGGCAACCTATGGTTAAACAGTTTCGAAATAAATGACTTTAGGCTGGATGGGAACTTTCAATTGTTTTTAACCCATCCATCCGATATGACAAAACAGCAAAAAGAGGAATACAAGAAACTGTGTTATGAATGTCGGGACAATGCGGGGGATCTGCTGCGAATTGTAGATACTCCGGATTCACTTGTTTACCTATTCCGCAATGGCATTGATGTATTCAGCTTAATTGATAACGGACATGCAATTGATTTGGCTACTAACACCAAAACACATTAACCCACTGGCCGGCGCTTTTGCCGGTACTCAAAAAATACGGATGGAAATAAAACCACTCAAATGGCGAATGCTTTAATAAATCCAGAAAAGTCGACGCATTCAATAAAGATGAACTTTGGGGCAAAGTAGAAAAATGCATTGAAAAATGGTATGCGCCGGGGATAAGAATGTATAATATAAATGGAAGGATTATTGCGTCAAATAATGAGGCGAACGCAATAAAGGAATATAAACGCGTATCTTATACCGACGATCAAACGGAATATAAAATTGATATTTTAACCCCCGCCGGATAGGAGCCGGTAAAGTATGATACAAGCAAACGAACTTCGAATAGGAAATTACGTATTAAGAAACGATATGCCCGGTAACAACTGGTATGAATTGAGGGCTGTTTGTAAAGACCGTATTCACCCTATCCAGGTAATTGAACAAGACTGGGCAAAGAACTGTTTTTGGGCTTCCGATTGTACGCTTTCGGATCTTGACCCCATTCCTTTGGAAGAGGAAATTCTACTTAATTTTGGGTTTGAATTTACGGGCGAGTGCTACAATGCCCCCTCTTTAGGCAGGTATAATATTTTTATTTATGAAGGTGAAAAATTGGAGGAATATCGTCTTCATTTTACGCACAATAAGTATGCTGCTCTTTATTTCGTCCACCAGTTGCAGAACTTATTCTACGCCCTCACCGGCACAGAACTCACAATAAAAGAAACCGTTTTAAAATAATTACGGGAACCCGTAAAACAAAGAGGGCCCAACCGTTGAGACGGAGGGCCGAAAGAATCTAACCCTTACGATGGGTTATTATTTAGAACCGAGTTTAATTAGTTGCAGGTAATTTTGCAAGCTGAAAATGCATGCCATCCTTTCTTTTCCAGGTTCCACCCCATTCAAGTCCTGCATCAGTAAAGCATTTTACGAATCCGGGAGACAACTTTGGTTCTTTGCCTAACCCATTTTCAAAAGCATTTACATCTACTGAACCACCCCAGCTATGAGTAGATAGGTAGGTAATAGCCAATGCAATGTTGCCAGCTTTCATGGCCGCCTCGTACTTCTTTTCATAACCACGGATGGGCCTGAAATTATAACAGCCGTCCCAGGTCTTTAATTCTTTCACAAAGCCGCGATGGATCAGGTTGCTGAACGCTTGCGACAAGGGGCCTATTAGATCCTTATTGCAGTATATCCGTTTCGGGATCACGCCTATTTCAAGCTCGGCGGGCACATCCCACATTACAATGTTGTTTAGCTTCGAGGGGTGACCGTACTTTTCATAAAACTCTTTCGATGTTACCATTACTTGACTTTAAATAAAACGTGATAGAAAAAGTAAAAGGTTGCATTCCAGATAACGCCGCCTGCAATAAGATATATCGCCACATCCTGCCATTTCTCAACCGGCCAGTCAAAGAAGATAGCAGTAAGAACAAAACAGATGACCATGCAGGACTTAGCGATGTGCCAGGCATCCAATTTGTAATTGAACAACCGGGCGGCATACTTCCAGCTTACTTCCTTTAACCAAAATGTTTTAGGCAGGTTTTTAAACCGGCTTTCGTTAAAGTTGGGTGCGTTTTCGGTAGCATCCATAACCGCATTAAAGAAGGCGGCCAGGATGAAAAGGATAATACTGATCATGGCGCTGCGTTTTCGATCTTATTCTTTTCCACTTCCTTCCAGAACTCAATGGTTCCGAGCTTGTCGGATCGGTGGCCCAGAACTACTATAATGGTAACAATGGCTATTCCTATATTAAAGCCGCGCCATTTATCGAAGTTCGGGTCGTACATGTTTTTTAAGACCACAAACCAGCAGTACCCGAGAAGAATGTGAAGCACAATGACAGCTAACCACATGAAGCCATTCATCTGGCTGAACATGCCATAAACCAGTTCCAGGATTATTAACCCCAGCGTAAATATGCCGCAGACCACAATGGTCATCAGCTTTTCGTCATCTCTTATTTTCTTACCCATATAGTTGATTTTTTAGTTTAAAAAGGTTTTGTATTGATACAAAAAGATTGTTCCGGGAAACTTCAAATAATTCATTATCAATTCAATTGGATATGCAAACCTCTTGTAACCGTACAAGTATTTTACTTCACCGCCGCAATCACAGCCAGTGCCCCGGCCAGTACAGCAGTAACCTTTGTTAACAATTTATTTCGCTTCAACTTTTTACCAAGTTTATCGTAGTCTTTTTTAAGCCCCGCATAATCTTCCACACACCGATCCCGGGCCGCATTCACCTGGTTGAATAACTTATCCTTATCGGAAATCAGCCGTTCGTAATCAGCCTTGTTTCTATCCACAAGGCTATTGAGCGAATCAGTGAATTCAACATAAGCATCATTTAGCATGATCAGATCGCGGGTGTACTGTTGCAGGCTGTCGGCTTTGCGGGCCAGTTCTGATGTGTCATTACGTTGCAACTCCCGGACGTCATCCGCCAGGGCCAATACCTGCCCTTTGGCTTTTCTGATCTGCTGGTCCTTAACGGTTTGTTGAATGCGCAGCGCCGATACAGCACTGTCTTTGTGCCGGATCTCCGCATGCAGGCTATCGTGAACCTTCTGTTCCCGGCTGATCCGATCGGATAGTTCAGCGTTCTCCTTCTTCAGTGCCGCCGCTTCCGACGCGTGGCTGTCAATCGGCTTATTACCCGACAGCAAAAGAATCAGTAGGAAGATGGCGACAGCGGCCAGCAGGTAAGTGAACCAGTATTTTTGCAGGTGGACTTTCATATTATTTGTTGAAGGGAAAATTGTTCAATATTTTTTCGATCAGTTTCTCGTATTGGGATTCAATGTGCTCAATATTATCCTTCATTTCCTCGTGATCCTTTTTGTAATCCTCTAACTCTTTTCGCAGGGTATTGTAATCTTCCTTTATTTTGTTAATGGCTGTTTTGCCGACAGACTTTTCCTGTATGAATAATTTCCAACCCTGTAAAACAGCGAATATGGATATTCCATACATTACTAATTCGGCAATCGATTTAGCTATCAATTGGTATATATCCGGTTTCACTGGGCGGTGATTTTTTTTCTTTTCGTTGTTTTAATTCTTCATAAGACGCCTTCAATTCCTGATGCGTATCAAGCTGCATCTTTACAATCGCAATAGCCTCCTGTAAATAAGTCACCAAAAGGTTATTGAACTCGGGTTCTCCTTTTGGTATAAACCTAAACCCGCCATTGTTCACAAAGTCGATGACAATCCGCGGATTCACATTACCGGTGACCATGATCACCTTACACCAGGGGTTTTGGCTGAGCACGATCTTTAAAATGTCTATCCCGTTCATCTTCCCACCTAACGAGTAATCTATGACGCAAATGTGAACACGTTCGTTAAGGTTCAGTACAAATTTTTCGGATTCTTTGAAGAACACATAATCTACAAAACCATTCATTTTAAATAACTGATCAAGCAGTTCAATAATGTCTTCGTCATCCTCCAGCACGTACGTCAAGATGTTGACTTGCTGGGAGTAAGTTTTTTGTTGTTGCATACGATTCGCTCCTTACTTATGTATTTAGGGGCGATGGTAATTCATGGTGTTATTGGAGGTTTTAAAATGGGCCGCCACATTTCTGCAGCGGCCATATGGATAATACTAAGAAAAAAGCCTACTCAGTAGGTTGACCTTCAGCTGGCGTGTTTGCCGAAACTGCTTCTGCCAAAGCATTCGTATTGCTGTCCAGTTCATCGCTGAGCTGTTTCAATTTAACCGCATCGGTACCGGCTTCATCGAGTTTCTGTTTCAGTCCCTGTAAAAGAGTAACAGCCGATTGCATTACCGTTTTGTTTTCAGAAACTTCCTGTTCAAGTTTTGTTAAGTCTGCCATAATTTTTGTGTTTTGTTGAATTAAAAAATTTAGTTTGTCCGAAATAGTTGGATCACAACCATAATAATGGTTGTGAGTTGTTGATTTATCAATGCTCATTATGCACATTTTAAACTGTTTTTCCACCCGTGCTTGCCTTAGTATCTACCGACTGCGGTGCCGCCGATGGGCTTACCTTATCAGATACATTTGTCTTCAGATCAATAATGTGGTTCAATCGTTTGTTGACCACGCTAAACAACCTGCTTGCCACATCAGCGCCGGTATAACCAATGAATCCGAATAGTAATTTTATAATAAGCAGGTTCGGGTATTTTTCAACCGCATCCTTTAGGAAAAAAAGAAATAATGCAATGGTCAATACAGAGCATAACAGGGATACCCAGTCATACTTAAAGTACATCCCTACATTAAACTCCGCATTGGAAACGGCCGCCTTTTCCTGCAATGATTTTAATTTTAAGGCGACCTGTAATGCCATGCCTATAAGTGCGATGGCTGTGCAGGTAAGATATAGTTGCCACATAAAGTATTTTTTTATTGAATGATAGTTCCTGTATCTGTTTTAACCACCCACTTCCCGTTAGAATAAAATGCCGTTCCCTTCTGCGTCGTGCCGTCGCTATATGTAATCAGGTCTGTTGCTGAATCAAATGCCACGAACGTTTTCCCGTAGTTAATGTCCACCGTCTTCACCTCCGGATCTCCTTTCAATTTAAATCGGAAGGAATAGGCGCCGGGTTTCGTTAATGTGGCATCTGCCACTATATAGCTGGAACCTTTAAGGAAAACATCCCAACCGTATAGCCCCGCAGGTGCGTTTGCCAGCTCCCACACACCATCAAGGCCAGTTGTGTATCCGGTAGATTTTGAACCATCCAACCGGACTATGTTGCCTGTAAGTGTGAATGAGACAATTGCTTTAGTCGTGATTGTGGTAGGCGGCGGGGGTTGAACAATAACAGCCGATCCTGATTTCATTTGCCGCGGACCATTGGCCAGTATATCGAGGTAAACCTGATACACGTTTTCTGCCGCGTCTGTGAAGCCTTGCCCGCCTGGTGCTTTGGGCGGCGTTAAGGACCATGCCTCTACATTTCCTCCGTGGCCGTCCTTTCGAAACGCTGTGTAAATAGCTGGTATAGTTGGATTGCTTGCGTTTAAAGCGTTCACCATATTCTTTGTCACATTCAAATTGGTGGATCCGTTATTATCGTTATCGTTGACGAAAAAATGCACCGGTATTTTAAATTGCCCCGGAATGGAGGCCGTAACAATGGAATTCACGGGCGCACACGGGACCGCATACGCGACCCTACTGGCATTAGCCGTGCTGCTGGTTATGTATTTTGTAACAGCCCCGCCGCCGTATGAGAAGCCCGTAAGAAACATTTTAGGCACTATTGAATAGTTAGCCTGCATAAAATCATACACATAGTTAACCAGTGCAGGTTCAAAAAACTCCGTTGATTCGTAAGTGGGAATTACCAGCACGATACCGTACATGTTAACCGCCTTCTTCATATCATCGGTTACAAGGCCTGATCCTTCGCGGAAACCATCATTGTTATAGTCGAACCCTAACACCAGATTTTTCAGATTATCCATTGTTCCGGCGCTTCTTTCCCCGATGCCGTGAATAGCGATTTTAAACGGCCATTTTTTACTGGTATTGTAATTGTCGGGAAGTAAGACGGCAAAGCCCACGGTCCGGACTACCTTCCAAGTGCTGTCCCTTTTGGGATAGTAATCCACACGCTGGGCAGTCAGCAGGGCTGGTATGAGTAGTAAAAAAAGAAGTAGTTTTTTCATCGTTATCTTATTGACTTGAAATTTGTATCCATACAGACCCATTACTTAATAATGTTTTTAGCGTTTGATTCCCAAAAGTTGTGGTAGTTGTTCCGTTCGCCAAGGTTATCGCGGCAGCGAACGACCACAGATTCGCATCGGCGTTTACGTTGTGCAGGATTATAGTCTTACCAGTATTACTGGCCGCAGAAGGCAGCGTAACCGTCTTGCTACCTCCTGCGCCTGCCAGGCTGGGTAAGGTTGTGAATGTACTTACTGCTGCATTCCAGTTGTCCGGATCGGCGGCAACTACAGACATAGCCATGAGCGCATTTAATTGTGTAGGTGTGGCTTGAACAACATTACCACTTGCGTCCGACGCTAATACGTCTGTTGGTGTGCCAGCGAATGCGCCTGTTGTGTATGCGTGCAGTCGTTGCTGACCATTGCCCTTCAGCGTAAACTTCAGCGTCTTTGATCCACTATTTGTGGTTTCCATTTGTATATCGGTAGTTGTTGCCCCGGTTGCAGCAGAGGTAAGTACGGGCGCTATAGATGCCCCGCTAACATCATTACCGGCATCGTCGGTTACCTGCATATCCCAACCACCGCCGCCACCTGCTGCCATTGTGTTGCTACTGCCGCGTATTGTACGGAAAACATGCACTACGGTATTGGTCGATGTCGGCGTGATCTTAAATCGCCCGGCAATGCTCGATACGCTCGTAGCGCTGATACCATTACCGGAAGAAGAGGTTGCCAGTACGCCATTACCCGACGAACTGTTAGCACCCGTTAGAGCAGAGCCTGTTCCGTTGGTGGCAAAGGATCCTGCACCACCATTTCCCGTATTGGTCACATTAAAAGCATACAGGGATGATTGGGTGCCGGTCATTGTTAGCGTGTTGCCTGCACCGGTTATAGTTGTACTACCTGATAATGATCCATTGCCAGTGTAAATGCCGTTGCCATCCGCCCCACTCGCGCCTGGCCCTAACCTTACATCGCCTGTTGCAAAATCTCTATATAGATAACCACCGGTAGCTGCACCGCTATCCGGAGTAGCCGTTATCCTAAATTTTCCGCCAGATGTTATCCGGACAACTTCACCCGCTCCCGTGTACATACGGATATTACCAATCGTTTGTTGAATCAAAAATTCATTTGACAGCGCGGAAGTTGATGAGGATAGGTACATATACACCGATCCCGCATTATTCTGAAACTGGTTCATTACGCTTGCTCCTGATCCGGCATCCGTATTTTTGAACAAAGTCAGATTGGCCGCATTGGTATTGTTTTCAACCTTCAACCTGGCATCTGTTGTAGTGGTTGACCCGATCGACAGATTACCCGCTGTAGCGACATTGCCAGACGGGAATTCCACATCCCCGCCTCTTGTTGCTTTAAAGAATTCAACAGGACCAGCAAGGGCGTCTGTTAACCACCGGTGAGATATAACGGTACCCGAATTGTACCAATCAGCCCATTTTGCGTTACTAGCCCCCGCCAGGTTGCCGTAATAAAATGTTGGAAAAGTTCCGCTTTGTCTTGTAAAGATCATCGAGCCTGCGTTGAACGTTGCCTGTCCTGCGAATATTGCAGAACTATCGGCACGTAATAATGATAGTTGAGGCGTAATATGCGCCTGCGCTCCACCGAAATATTGATTATCGTCCACATCAATATATTGATTGACCCGTCCGGTAGCGACATTGTAAGTAAAATGATCATTTATGCCTGTGCCTGCTAATCCAATTCCAAATGATCTTTTTTTCACGCCTCCAAATGCGAGGTTATTACTAGTTTGTCCCGTACCGTCGGTGATCAACATAAAACTGCCGTCTGCGCCCTTCATTGATCCGATACGAACTTCCTGATTTGTGGCGTTCACAAAATTGTGAGACACAACCCCACCGATTGGATTAGCTTTTATTCCAGAAGTCATATAATTACCTGTCCGGGTGAACGTATTTATCGACTGTCCACCATAAGCTAATTGAATAAAGTATGTTATATCACCTATTGAATTATACGCTAACCTTTCGTCCAAATCCACCACATCGTTGAACCAATATGATCCAATACTATAATGTTCAATATCGTATTGCTTGATGCTGAAATATGACGTCCCGGTAACCTTCAGTTTGGTGGGACACCACGTCGTTAGTATTCTTCCAAATTCAAGTGCGTGAAGGCTACTGTCTATCTGCAATGCTATATTGCACGATGATATAGTAAGTTTATTTCCATACGTATTTTCGCTCACCTTAAAGCCAATACCGTACCCCTGAACAAGTACATTTTCTACATGGTTGTTCCCGCCATTGTTGACGATCGGAAGATAAATGCCATACGATAAAGAGTCCGGCTTCACACTATTTTCGGTTGCACTTGTCGTTTGCACACGAACATTATTCATAACAACAAAGTTTTGTCGTCCGAAATTGATACCTGACATCAGCGCCTTCTTATCAGTTACCTGGTCGTCTGACTTTGTTCTTAGCGTCAGATTTTCCAAATAACACATTCTCCAATTAAATATCCCATACAGCGCTGTGTCGGCAACTGTGCCTAATAAAGAGGCTGCACTATCATTGCGCAATGCCATAATCACTGTACCAGCATCAGGAGCAGCCTGGCCACTGGCAAAATCTATAAATAAGTTCGGCGGCGTAGAACCTAACAGCCGAATAGATTTCTGGTTAGCAGATGGCGCGTATGGAGAATGTGGAATATACAATACACTATTAGGGTTGTACCCGTCAACATCTGTAACGGGTGGATCGGTTACAAAATATTTACCAGGGTGGAAATACAATGTACCCGCTGAACTATCCGCGAGGGAGTTTATAGCGTTCTGAATTGCGGCCGTATTGTTAGTGCCATACCGATACCGTGCATCAGTAACGGTTGTTCCGGCTGATGCCGTGAGTGTTACGGTTGTGCTATTGGTGAACCCTGAGATCGTTGTAATAAGCTCTGCCCCCGCAGCACCAGCGCCGCCAACCGCTATGTACTTTCCTATATCGGCAGCTGTGAAATTCGCGGTCGAAGATGTAAATGTTGCTGATGTGGCGGTTATATTACCGGTAGAATCTTCAACGCCGTCCGGCTTGGCGCCAAATTTTTCTACGTCTGTCCAGGAGAGTTTATAAAAGGTGGAGTCCGGACCGCCGGAGCCGCCGCCACTTATCTGCGTTAAATCGTACTGCGTTGCCAGTTCCGTGGTATCGGCATGGATGACATCAAAGAAATCAACGTTCAATCCATACCCGACCTGTGGAGCTATAATCAATCTCATTTCATCTGTGCCGGCCGTATCCAATACAAGCCAATCCGAAGGTGATCGCAGCGTACGCCATTTATTGGGCGGCACGAATAGCCGATAGTACGATCCGAAGTTGGTTGGGGTGAATTGTGGAACTATTATCGTATCCTTTCCCACAAAAACAGTGTCACCCGATTTCCTTGATTTCAAAAATCTGGTGCGACCATTGCCGATATTGGTTAATACCCCAAGGCTATCCCTAGTAGCATTCCTTAAATGAAGCTCCGCAGAACCATTTATTTTTTCAATCCGCACAGTATCCGCACGAAGCGGTAGAACCGATTGGGAAAAGCAGATTGTTGGGATGATTAATATCAATAAAAAAATGAATCGGATCATATACAAAAATTAAAAGGCGGTCGCCCGCCTTAGTTATATAACTGATTCGGGCTATCCCGATTAAACGATTACGCCGCTATAGTCGAAACACGTAAATATTCCGGTAGGCATATCGTAAGGCACGGGCAAATCCCCTTCCGACCATTTTACCAGAACATTCCATACAACCTCAGATGTAAGATCCTCGGTCACTGGGTTTTTTGGTATAATGGAAACGGTGTTGGTGGTCAAATGCACCTGGGTTTCCGTTCTGTATGCGTACCTGTAATTACGGGATAGTTTCACTGCATTATAGAAATCCGCGTTCAGCTTGTAGTTCGGATCATTGAAGGTTGATTGGAAGTTATAACCAACAAGTTTTGTTTGCTGATCACCGTAACCAGCCGTTTCAACTTCTGATCCACCGTCAAATGTTCCGTTTACTTCAGGAATGACAATGATTTTCTTAGCTGCAATGCCGGCTTCCCATTCATCGGGATCAGAGGGATCGGTAAACTCAAAATCACTGGCAATAAATGCCACTGATCGAATTCTTCCATGTTCCAGGGTTTCGCATGGATTACAGTAATGGTCGGGAACCGATGTTCCGCAGCCGGAGGGATAATAAACAGCGTATGCCATAGTATTTTTATTTGAGGCCCGTTAGCATGTTGGCAAACAGGCCGGGTTAAAAGTCATTTCGATTGTGTAATTCAAATTGATAAGATTCACATTGGGCGGCAGATTAAAAGATGCTCCTTGATACTCCTGGTTATACACCTGCAGGCTGCTGAAATTCGCGTTACCCGTTTTTATCTTCGTCATTTTCACATCCGGAATATTGGTTATCAGCTGGGGTAACCGGGCATGAAACAGCATGAGTAATTCATCGGGCATCTTGTTCAGTCTTTTGCGGTCCCAATAGATAATCATTGAAAGGCCGTAGGTACTAACCAGATCCCCGGGCTTATCGCCATGGCCGTTATTCTTGGCCGTTGTCGAAAGCGTATTCAACTTGTGGTAAAGAATAAATGTCGAAACATCATCGATACCCACATATTGAACTTCTCCTGTTTTATCAATCAAGCCGGGGAGCAACTCTATTTCGGTGCCCTGTTTTCTGATAACCGATTGTGCCAAGCTATAAAGTTTTTCATCCCTGTGCAGGCCAGTCAGCGAACCATTCAATATGTCAATGATATCCTCAATCATTCAGCGCCTTGTTTGTCAGATCATTAAAAAGATCAATCGCATATTGATTTTCTTCCATTGTTAGATTGAATATGATTCGATCCTTTATTTGCTCCACGTACCGGGCTTTTTTTAAATTGAATTCGTTGAGAAATCCAATTCCATAGCCTTTTGGTGTAGCAATTACAGACCAATCGTTTTCAAGCTGCCGAGTGAGGGAAACAATTGTTTTAGGGTCTGAATCCCTTTTATATTTCGCCTGCCTTAATTTCAAATAGCTTTTGCTATAGATTCCAATCGGCGCCCCATCGCTGGCAATGCCATTGTTGTGAATCCGTTTGGTCATTATATCAATCAGATCAAAGCAAACCGGCCGCAGGAGGTAATCCTTATCCTTTAGCTTTTCAATCCGCGCCCGGATATCACCGGTCACAGTTTGGAGATTTGTATTTAGTTTGATCGAAGCCATTAGGGCAGGAAATAAACAATTTCTGGGTTGCCTCCACATTCCATGCAGCAGCTAGAAACATCAATTAGCTTTACTGCCTGGGTTAATGCTTTTTCGTATTCCACCTGATAAAAATCCCGCAGCTCAACTGCGCTATCCTTATCAATGGTCGTGAACCTGTTTAACCGAGTAGTGTGCAGTCGGAATAACATCAACTGGTTGCCTAACAGATACCGCCAGGCATTTACCAATGTTTCTTTATTCTCGCATGCTATAGCCTCGTAATCACATTCTTTGTTGATCTTATAGCACTTCGTTACCTCGGTGATAAAATCAATTTTGAATCTGACCATTGCCTCTGTCTGAACATCATCCCATACACCTTTGTATGTTATCTGCTCTGCGTCGGCAATTTTATCAATGGATTCAAGGCTAATGCCCGGCAGTGAATTGATATATAGACCGCTTTCAGATTCCTCGTAAACGCCACCACAATTCTGCAGGCCTATATAGTCAACGAAACAGGTAAGCATATTTAAAGGGGGACGAATCCCCCGTTAATTTTAGAATGCGTATGCGTATGAATCGCCGCCATAGCTTGTATTTGCTACAAAGTATTTCAGCGTTCCATTGGTTTCGAACAGTTCATCGGTTGCCTGGAAGGCATCGGTAGGTTGTGTCCACAGTGCGAAATCCTTAGACAGAATTACCTGCCATCCGCGCTCAATGGTTCCGCCATTACCGTCATCGGTCGGGCAATCGAAGTATTTCAATTGCATGTCAAGTACCAGGTCGCGGAGACAATCGTCAGCGCAACCAAATTCCTGAACCGGCAATGGGAGTGTTGTGAAGAAGCTGGTACCCTTCTGGCCGGCAAATCCACGAACGAATTTGTTACGGCTAATGAACTTCACGCTACCAGGCGCAAAGAGGCCGATTGAATTGGTACCCCAAATCGACTGGGTATCCTTGTCAAAGAAGAAGTTCGGAACACCGGTGCGGGACAGATCAATTCCTGCGGCATTACAGCAGGCAATGGCCCGGGCTTTGTCGTAAGCGGCATAAATACCACCACCGACAATACAAGGATCACCGCAGATTTCGTTCTCCTGGATATCCTGCATCATGTCTATGATACCGTTATCCAAAACAAAATCATTGCCATTACGAGGTATATTGATCACCTTACCGGTATCGCTACCAGTGGTTACGTTAACCCCGAATTCGGTAGCTTGTGAGGTAACAACTGCACGGTTGATGGCCCGCATCAAGATGTTAGCGTGTTCAATGATCAGGTCATATACTTCCATCATTACCTGAGTGGGAGGAGCGCCTGTTGCGCGCATACGGCTTGCATCTTCGCAATACCGGCTGATCAGATCGTCCGATATATGAAAAGAAACCTGACGGTGTAAAAGGGTTGGGATTGTCCATTCCAGGTATCCCGGTTGCGTGTTGATATCGCAATTGTCTTCATCCTGCACATCGCCAAGCACTGGCCGGCGCCTGTATTTTATTTGCAATCCGCGTTGGTGACCGTTTGCAAAAGGATCATTAAGGGGTGATACTGAGCTGTTCTGGCAACAGAACAACATAGCAAGAAAACCGGCAACGTGCATCTTACGCGCAGGAGCATTTTCGCCCGCTATCTCATTTATATGATAAAGCAGGCTCGGACAAAATCCGGTGGCCATAATTAAAAGAGTTATGAGTTAAAAAAGATTGTTACAGAACAGGTGATTTACCCGCCAGGTCAAGAGCTGTTTGACTCTCCTGTAATAGCGAGGCGAGGACCGTGTTCTTTTTACCGGCATTACCATTTTGATTCTGGTTGCCGTTGTTAAACTGTTGCCGTTGCTGGCCGTTGAAGTGTTGCCCGTTAGAGCCGTTGTTGGAAGAATTGTTGTTACTGTTTTCAGTAACCTTTAATATCTTTTCGTTTGCCATTATAGAATCCAGAAAGGCTTTCGGGGTCAATGGCCGGTGATCATCACCGAATACATTAGCACCATCGGCACCGATCAGAGCCAGGTTACCTGACTCATCCAGGCTTAGTTGAGCCTTTTTGATTCCGAGATTCTTATTTATAATGGACTTCAAAGTAATTTCCTTCGTAGCGGGATCGAGTTCATCAAAGACGGTTTTGTAAGAGCCGAGTAAGCCACCCAAAACATGACCCATTTTGACCTCCTGGATCTGCTTTTTGTAATCAGCATGAATACTCTGCTCCTTGTCCTTAATATCCCGCAGTTCCTTATTCAGGTCGGCTATCTGCTTATTCAGTTCCTCCTTGTCAGACTTACCGGCATTCGCTTTCTGCTGTTGTAGATCCTTGATCTTCAGGGCCACCAGTTTAGCGCGTTTAGTTGATGATTGTTCGGCCTTAATGGCCGCAACCATTTCTTCGGGGAGTTTTTCTTCGGCAATAAAGTCATCAAGTTCTTTGTCAAGTCCGTTATATGCTTGGGCGAAATAGTGCTTTTTAATCTCCGGGTGGTTGTTCTTCGCATTGGCAACAGACAGCAGCCCGTTATCAATTGCGGTGACAAGCTCATCCGGCAATTCTGCATCAGCATTTACTGCGGCAAAGGCCGTTTTCAATGCTTCATCTTCCATATTCGCACCTGCCTTAGCGGCTAAAGACTTCAAGAAATCAATTACTTTTTTTGCCATAAATGTTTTTTAACGACCTCTCCCGCCGCGCGTACCCCTTGTTCCGCGACCTCCTCCACATCCAGGTTTTGAACAATAAATAATATTGAGGCGTACCATGATTAACGATTTTTCGGTTTCGGCCCTGGCTTTTTACGCATGGGCTGATATTGTTGACCTTCCGACTTTTCGGGTTCAATCCCCGAATAAACCGGCTCAATTTTCTTCTTTAAGTGATCAGGAAGTTTTTTGTTCTGTTCTTCGAGCGCCTTCTTTGCAGTAAGGGGTAGAAAGGTTTCCTTGTACTCTACCCTGTCGTCCTCATCCAATTTCACATTAATACCGTTCGTGGTCTTCGGACTCAGCACTCTTAAATAATCTCCTTTGAGCATAGAATTATGTTGTAAAACAAAAATACTTTCATTTTTATCTGAAAGTTCAGTATTTTACGTAATTTGGTACCTCTTAGTAACCAATTAATATGAGTGAAGACCGAAATGGCAAGGTTTACCCTCTCAAAAAGATGCCGGATGATGTATTTAAAATCATCTTAATGGAGCAGGGTAAGATTAAGGCGGAACGAAGTATTTCCCAATACAGTTTGGAGCAAACTATATACTCAATTATCCGGGAGTGGGAACGCTGTCGGGAGGGAAAACCTGTTAAGCCATGAACGAAACAGATATTTCGCAATTCAGAAAACAAAAGGCACTTAGTCTGGCTGCCTGTATTACGGATACAGCGTTCACAATAATCCGAAACGCTAAAGAGGCATACCCCCCAAAACGCGCATTCGGAAAAATTGATAGACGCCCACTTAAGCGCATCAATAAACAGCGGGCGCGGCTTAGGCTGATCATGGCAGCGCCGATGGGAGCCTTGCAGGTTGCAATGATTGCTTCGCAGCCGACACCCAGATTTCCGACAGGTGCGCCCGGGAATCCCGCTATTGTTGGGGAAATGGGTAGTGAAATAATTTTTAAGCCATGATATCGAACTGTAATATTAACTATGGGTTCGGTGATTGCTGCGGCAATTTAGAAGAAAACGAAAAGGAAAAACAAAAACTCCTCCAGGACCTTTGCGGTCCCAGGGCGCATTTGCAATTCTTACTCAAGCCAAGTATTAATGTGAGTGAAATATCAATTGTGGGAAAAGGTTATTTTGATTTATATGGCAATTTTAACCGAGAGGCACCTATTGAATGGGATTTTTATGAACATTTCAAACATAAAATAGTTTTCTACACCGGCCGAAAGAAATCATTTATCGTTTTCAATTAATCTCATGAAAATAAGCTTAGCCATCACAACCTACAACCGTTTTGATCTCCCGATCAAATCATGCGCTCAGGTGCTGAATGATCCGCGTATAGACGATATTGTGATTCTCGACGACAAAAGCACCGACGGCAGTTATGAAAAACTGCGGGATTATTTCGTCCCCTACGCGCATGTGCGCGTGATGCAGCAGGCTTATAACCGGGGCATGAGCAGGAACAAGGCCGACGCGATTTCATACGCTACAAATGAATGGGTCGCCATTATTGACTCGGATAACGTTGTTGCACCTGAATATTTTGATGCCTTTGAAAATGACCGTCTACGAGCAGAATGGGAATTTGATTTAGTCAACTTCTCACCGACCCTGAGCAATACCCAAATGCATCCAAAGACGGTAATATATTGTCCGGATTTCGCAATGCCCAATTTCAATTTTACCAACCTTGCGGCCGTAACCATAAACCGTAACAATGTTGCCCAATTGCTTCGCGGACCTCATGGTAAAGAACTTACGATGTCCCTAAACTGCTGTAACTATATCGTGCATCGTGATGAATATTTAAATGTTTACCAGCATAATCCGGAAATGAAAGCGACAGATACTTTATGGTTTTCTTACCTATGGCTGGCGGCCGACAACTCATTTTATATTGTTCCTGACATGAGGTACGAGCATTTGGTGCACAGCCGATCTGGCTTCCTTGAAGACGCGAAATACAATATGGAGCAATCGGAAAAGATCAAGAAAATGATAATGGCGTTATGAATAATCCAGACATAATATTAGATCAGTTCGTCGAGAATGGTAAGCGATTTACTTACATGACAAAGTTTTTCAACAAATATGATGATGGCAGGTTGCGATCATCAGTTGCGGTGTTTAAGATTAAGGTGAAGATAAAAGATAACAGAAATTTCTTGCAACGATTATTTTCGCGCAGCGGAATTGTGAAATATTGTTCAAAACATTTTTTTGCTAATCAATTACATACATGGTAAGCTGCGACCTCATAGGAAGGATGGGCAACCAAATGTTTCAAATTGCCACATCAGCGGCTCATGCCTGGCGCGTTGGTCAGTCTTTTGCTTTCCCGGATAAAGCGCAAGGAAGCTACACCGGGGAAACCTATTTTAAACATTTACCAAAGGTTAATCCACGACGCCTTTTTAGAAACTATACAGAGCACAGTCATAGATATTCCCCTATCCCTGCATACCTGAAAGATGTTAAACTCCATGGCTATTGGCAGTGCGAAAAGTATTTCGTGGATAAAAGTGAGGAAATAATAGATCTGTTCGGAATTGTACCGGTTTTATCAGACCACTGCTCGGTACACATCAGACTATGTGATTATATACAGTTTAAGGATAAGCATCCGCCAGTAACCGCAGAATACCTTTACAATGCCATGGATTTAATGGTATCGAAATCACACACCAGAAAGTTCTTAGTGTTTTCCGATGATTTACAAGCCGCTAAATCAATTCTAAAGGAATACATAGAAAGCTATGCAACGGGGGTTGATGTTGTTTATTGCGATGTGGTTGAGCCTAAACTTGCGTTGGCTATAATGGCCGGTTGCGTAAACAACATCATCGCCAACAGTTCATTCTCCTGGTGGGGAGCATGGCTGAACCCAAACCCTGATAAAATAGTCATCGCACCGTCTGTTTGGTTTGGGCCCGGGAATTCTAATCTTGATCCGACAGACATTTATTGCGAAAACTGGATAAAAATATGATCGTATATGCTAACTCCCGACGAAAAAATAATATTCGACAAGTGTATTCCGTACCTCCCAGGTAAGCCGATCATTTTTGATGTGGGAGCTTATAAAGGGGCATGGACGGACTACGTGATGAGTAAGTTCCCGGATGCGTGGTGCCTGCTATTCGAGCCTAATGATTTTTTATATGCTCAGTTAAAGCACAGGTACGTATATGGCGTCCTTCTGAGCGATCATGAAGGGAGGGAGGTATTTTATAGATGCCTCAATAAAGCTGATGAGCTTTCCAGTACTTACAACCGCGATGTGTTTAACCAGGTGGATTATGTGGAGGAAGAAAAGTCATGCACAACGGTTGATAATTTATGCGGCGTTGCCGGGTTTACACACATCCACTTCCTGAAAATAGACGTCGAGGGCGCTGAACTAAAAGTACTCAAAGGCGCTGCCGGGTTACTTGGCCAACAACACATCCACTTCATTCAGGTGGAATATGGTGGCACTTACCCGGATGCGGGAATAACCTTCGTAGATGTTATACAGTTTGTCGGTCAGTTCGGCTACAAGGCGTATGAGCTGGTAGGGAATACCCTGGTTGAACTGACGGAAGAAAACTTTGTTGAAGACTACCGATTTGCAAACTTTTTAATTACCACGCATGACATTAGATGAACTGGCCCTAAAATACGGAACAGACAAAAGCAGCACTGCGCATAACTACTGTCAGTTTTATGAAAGAACGTTGCCAAAAAAGCCTAAGAAGCTTTTGGAAATTGGAGTATTTAAAGGGGCGAGTCTGGCAATGTGGTCGGAATATTTTCCTGATACTGAAATATGGGGTGTTGATTTGTTTGCCGATCATTCAGAAGCAGATGTGCGCAGTTATTTACTGGATGAATGTGGTTGTAAAAACATTGTGCTGCGCCAAGGGAATCAGTGCGACTATGTGCTGCTGGATGCGCTACGTAATGAAGATTTCGATATTGTGATCGATGACGGTTCACATAATTCTCGCGATCAAATGATGACGTTCTACGGCCTTTATAATGGTAGGCATTATTATATCGAAGACCTGCACACATGTGATCAGGAATTTTATCGAGCTGGCCTGCCTGTTAATGTAAGCGCAAAACGCTTGGGCTGGCCATTTACAAATGTATTTTATGATTGCCAATCACCCATTGTTTTAATTCAGTCTGAAAGATGAAAATCACCACCCGCGAACTGCTAACGGCATTGATCCGTAGCAAAGACCCGGATATTATATACTGGAAATGGTCAATGATAATTTCCAGTGTGGCTTTAATCCTTTCACTAATCGCTTTAACATTTGCATTATGCTCTTAGATTTCTCAACGTTGGTAAAAAAGTTTTCGCTTAAAATAACCGGAGTCATACACTGCGGTGCCCACCACGGCGAGGAAGTGGCAACCTATCACCAACACGGTATTAAGGATGTTGTTTTGATTGAACCCTGTAAGGCGGCATACCAGATACTACAATTAAAATTTGCCGCCCATCACCATATCAAGCTATTTAATGTAGCCTGTGGGACCGAGAACGGAACAGCAATCATGCACACCGAAACCGCCAATAAGGGTCAATCAAATAGCCTGTTAAGGCCCGTTGAACACCTGAAGCATTACCCATCTATTCAATTTAAAGGCACAGAACAGGTGCGGGTATGCACGCTTGACTCCCTGAATCTTGGAAGTCGATATAACCTGCTCAATATGGACGTGCAGGGGTTTGAAAACCGGGTTTTGATGGGGGCGGCAGAAACGTTGAAGCATATCAACTACGTTTACACAGAAGTAAACCAAGACAATGCAAACCTTTACCAGGGTGCGGCTGGTATTACTGAATTGGATAAGCTATTGGAGGACTTTGGCCGGGTAGAAACGAAATGGACAGACCAGGGTTGGGGAGATTCCTTATACATCAAAAGAACCCTGCTATGATCATCCGCCCCCGATACCCACGCGTAGTTTCAGCAAAGCGACAACCGCCCCCTGGGATTGTCCCTGTGCCGGTGCAGTTCCGTCTTAAACACCCTTTCAAATACCCCCCATCGAATCACCTGGAATTTGAGCGCTGGTATTTCGAAACCTATTCGCCAGCGATGGAAGCCGACAGGCTTTATCTCCCTATTCATTGGACCAGCTACTATTGCGCTAACAAATTTGGCACTGATCTGCGTTCCATTAAACACCTGCAGAGCTTTATTGACTCCCTTGACCGAAGCAAAAAGTACTACACGATATGCCAGTATGATGATGGCCCAGACAATAAGGACAGAATCCACTTTAAAGGGCTGGATATAAAAGTATTTGGTATGGCCGGCGGTAGAAACGATTATCCTATCCCACTTATCAGCCAGCAACAGCCAATAAAAAAAGTTCAGAACCGGGACCTATATGCCTCTTTCGTTGGCAAGATAACGCATGAAATACGAGGAAAAATGATAAAAGCCCTGGAAGGCATTGAAGGGTGTTTTATCTCCACGAAGGACCAGAAAATGGATGAGTACTGCACCACCATGGCCCGATCGGTATTCGCCTTATGTCCACGCGGGTATAGTGCTACGTCTTTTCGGATCTCAGAAGCCATAGAACAGGGCGCTATTCCAGTTTATATTTCGGACAAGCATTTACTTCCCTACAATTTACCCTTCGACTACGGGCTTATGCTCGGCCCTAATGATGATATCAAACAGGCCTTATCGGATGTACCAAAGCCGATGATCACGGTATTGCGGCAGAACCTGGATAGAATTAAACCGTATTTCACCTACCAGGGGTGCAAACAAAAAATATTGGAGGAATTGAGGAATGAAAAAATCTAAAAGGTTCATAGAATGCTTAAATACAGGAATATTTCCTGTGCATGTAAGTTTCTCCGTGGGCTACACTTATGAAGAGATAATTGCCTATTATAAAAAAATTAAAGCTCATGGATATGCACTGGGCCTGAATGAAGACAAGGCACTGATAGATGGCGGGACCTTTTTCGCTCTTAAAAGAACAGTAACTATAAAAACAAGCGGCCAAGAATCAACCTATTTTTATTTAATCTTAAAACGACCGTTTGAGTTCTGTGATTGGGATATGATTATGCTTGCGCATGAATGTCTGCATCTTTGCCAGTTTATTCTTCCTGAAATTCTTGATCGGAACAGGGAATATGAGTCGGAAGCATACCTACACTCGCATTTAATGACACAGGCACTTAAACTTTTACGAAAATGATAGATGCAGATATACCAATACTGGATTCGGAATCCCCTGACTTCAAAGATGAATTAGCGTTTAATATATGGAGCACACAAAGCTGTTCAGACTTTCGCAATGATAGGGAGAGACCATATGACGGGCAACCATGGACAGACAACGGCTTACGTGGTCAAACTGAGGTAAAAGGCTTAACCTTTAGGGATATTAAGGACTGCCTTATTAAAGCAATATTAATGAGCGCTCCAAACCCTGCAACCGAGAATGATCAAACAGACGAATTCTTGAAATGCTTTGATTTCTCAACTGACCCGCCTACACCAACGCAATACCTAAAAGACAACCAGGAAAAATTTATTTCATATAAAGTAGAATTAGGCACATGGCGACCCCAGGATGTGTATAAGGTTGATGCAAACAAGATAGATTTATTAGCCGTCGCACAAAATCTTTCCTGTGAAATGGAGCGAATGATGGGCATATTTCCTAATATTCCTAAAGACACGCAGCCATGACCATCATCGTACCATACCGAAATCGCCCAGAACATTTAACCCAATTCATCCCGCACATGCGCGCGTATCTGCCTTATGCGAAGATTGTTGTCATTGAGCAGGCGGATGATAAACCATTCAACCGGGGGAGGTTGATTAACATTGGTTATCTGGAAGCCAAGCCTGGTTACTTCGTTGCCCATGATGTGGATATGCTACCTGTTGAGGTTGACTACAGTCCAAATCCAGGTGTCACCCAGTTGGCTGGAAGTAAAATTCAGTTGCGTGATTACCTAGGTGGCGTGACTATGTTTGAACCGACGACATTTGAAAAGGTTGGCGGGTATCATAATGATTACTTTTCGAGAAGTGAAGATAATGAGATGAGATTCAATTTGCAAAGATTGAAAATTCCCGTCTTAGAATTACACGGTAAATATAAAATGCTACCTCACCCACGAAGTGGGCCGGAATTTATAGCGGCTTTGTGGTATAAAGCACAGCAGCCGAGGGCAATACAGAATCAGTTAGGGGTATGTAAATACGAGGTTATAAGAAAGCATATATTTGAGGATTACGAAATGATAAGAGTAACGCTATGATTGATGTAAATAATCGACTGCATTCAAGGGATATAAAACTTAACAATTGGATTATAGTAGATGGTGAGGAAATCGAGCTTGATTTTAGAATGATGGGCAAGCTGTTTAAGCAATCCAATGCTCATTTAATCAATTCCATGCAGGGTATTCCGCTAACCGGTAACTGGCTGGAGCAATGGGGTTTCAAGCGGGAATACAAACAGGTATCCGAAAAGGAAGGATACATATTTTATATTCATGACGACCTGACTGCCTTTTTTAAAATCCTCTCCTTCCCGGGACCAAATTTCCCCGAAACGGGTTCAAGGTATCGGCTTTGCTTCGCGTCTGGCAATGAGGTGTATTCTCCTAATCTATCCAGCACTTTTCAATTTGTGCATCAACTTCAAAATCTCCACTTTGCAATTACAGGAAAAGAAATTTCCGATTATAAATCACTCGAAGATCGAGCAAGGGATTGGCTAAAGGCCGATTAATGAATTACTCATCCTCCCTCATCACTTCCTGATAACAAGGTTCGCAAATGATCTGCTCCGTTGGCTGGTTATTCAAAAATAGCTGGTATTGCTTTCCGTAAATGATCTCCTTGCATGCAGTACAGGTATCACAAGTAGTATCGACCTGGTGCCATTCAGAACTAAATTCAACGATTTGAAACATGGGGATCTAAGATAATCAACCATTGGCCGACTTCCAAGCCTTATATTCAGGCGTGGATACAACATTATCGTACAATGCTTTATCCTGCATCTGCACCAGCTTGTCACTAACTGGTCTTATCGCATGCTGGCAATTATACCCGCCGGCCCGGATAAAAAAGTTCTCCGCATTGGTGCCTTCGATCATACCGTAGGGTAGATCTGTTTTGGGGTTGATCTCTACCTTCTTTTTACCGCCATCCTTGTCTGAATAATATAGATCTTTCGCCTGCAGTAACCCCGGTATTTGGCTTAAATGGAAGTATCGTATGTCAGTCATCGCATCGCAGAAATGCCTCGTCGTCTTTATATCTGTACCTTGGTAAGCGTACCATTCATACCCCAGATCAGACGAAACCAGTTGCGTATAGTTCCGGGAATACTGCGTTATAGCATCTGTAGTGACCTGTTTGGCGTACTTCGCTAAATACCCATCAGATGCATCGGTATTCGTTAAACCACCCCGTAACTGGGCCGTAAGGTCTTTTAGTGAGCCGCCGGTAGTGACATTGGTTTTCAGAATGTCGGTAATCCTGCTAGCCACCCCATTTCCAATGCCAGCTTCTGTTAATTTGCTTACCGTATCCTCAATAGCTAGGCTGCGGATTTCTTTTAAAATGGACGTTGGCTTGAAATTCTTTTCAACCGACTGCCAGTATTCATTTTGTAGTGTTGTAACGTCCTTAAATGCCTGGATATACTTTTTTACATCCTCAATGTAATCATCATTCAGAACGATTTTAAGCAGCTTATTTTTGATGGATGCTACTACCTTGAGATTGTTGACCGTGGGTTTTATCTTACCGTTTTTCAGGTCCAGGCGCCGTAGATCTTCCTCTATTCCATCAAGAATATTCTGCTGTGCCGCCGGGATTTTCTTATTGAAATCCTCAATGGCTTCCTCGATGCGTGTTAATATGTCGGTGAAAGATGGCATTATGCAACTGCAAGTTCATTTGCTATAACCTTTCCGGCTGCGCTGCTCTCTGCTATTTGCGCTTTTGCGTATTCTATTATTTTGGCCTTTTGCTCCTTCAATTCTTTCTCCGCGAAACCTTCGTCTTCCTCAATGGCCCGTTGCACGAACTCATGAATATTATCTGAGATGATAGCCGTCTCTTTGGTAATGGTTGAATTTGATAACATCCCCATTTTTTCGTCCATGGAAACATTTGGTAAGGGGTCTAGCCGCAATACCAATTCCAGCCGGTCTTTGATTTCCGGATCATCCATGAATCTTTTACCACTGTATTCGATCTCCATGGCATTGATAATAATAGGATTCATTTTGGACTTCTTCGCCGTATCAACCTCTGTCTGCATGAATTGAGAAGATAAGAGGTCATAATGCTCAGGCACTGCAACCGCGGGAGTCATTTTATCAATATCAGCAACAGAGTATAAGTTTTTATACCGGTAGTAGGCGGTTAATTTATAATTGCGGTCCATCACCCTCACTAAATCCTCGGCGATCGCGTGAACGGTGTTGTTCAATTCTTCTTTATCGACTTCCTTTGCGGTTCCGGATTGATTCAACGGCGTTTGCTCCAGGAACTGAAAGTTGATAGCAGCCAGCGCGTCATATATGTGCTGCTTAACGCTCAATTCCATCACCTTCACAATCTCAACGTCTTTTTCAACATAACCGGCTGGTGGATTTGGTATTGTGCCACCACCCTCCAATGCATTATTAGTAGGGCGGATAATCATTTTAGTGTACGGACCTGCAGCAATGTATCCGTTATGGCAACCGGTAGCATCGCAGGGCACTTCCGGCAATACACTTTCTCCACATCCTTCATACCACATGGGGTTTCTTCTTTTACCCAATCCCTTGCAGACTCCGCACTCATTTTGCGTGAATTCCCAACGCTCAGGGAATATGTGCAGCACCTTGGCGGCCTGTAAATCTGAATACTCCCGCAATGCCTCATCCAGATCAGGGATAATACCTTCTATACGTGATTCATACAAAAAATGATTGCCTTCAGATTGGCCGATAACGCCACCAATTTTAAAGACTGGCAAAAGTCCTATTCCGTGCGCAAAGGTGGAAACAATAGTATAATTTCCTTTATTATCAATCTGATCCCAACGTTCAATAACACCCTTATCAACCACGTAATAAGACTTGCCCTTGTTGTCATAAACTCCACGGCCTGCCCTGGTTTGATACGTGCAGCCTTCCGGTATATTCAGTATAGCTTTCTCGCCGTCCATGTACTCAATAACATCGCACGAGTCAAAAATAAATGGGTAAGGTTTCAGGTATTCCGTTTCGGCTACCTCTGCCGTTACCAGAGGCAAAACCAATATGCATGCATTTGGGTCTGTCAGGTATTTTTTAAGCAGAACAGAAAATACCCAGGTCGTCATGGACCCGAAATAAGGAAAATTCTTTTCGCAATAGTCTTCCAGCTTCTCCCCTTCTTTGATCTTGCTGAAAATATCTTCCGGGTACTTAATAGACCAGTCGGAAGAGCGGCGGATCTTAGATAGGGATGAGATAATTTTAGTGAACGTTGGCTTTGTCTTTGGCTTCCATATTTTTTTACGGTAATCCTTCACCTCTAATGGTTCATTTGGACGCCGACACTCAATCAATTCCTCTGGATAAACGCCATCAGCATGGGGCGCAAACTTATCGCAACATTCTTTTGATTCTTTGTAATAATAATGCCTGTTGCTGCCCTCAAAATAAGGCCTCAGGTCATCGAAAATATATATGCTTTGTAGTGCCATTGTTTAGGTTTTACATTCTTTGCCGGTCAGGCATCGTTTCTTTCTTATTTGCGAGCGGGAAAAGGTGCGAAAATCCCAACTTATAGGCCGCCGCCTTTACCACCCGGTTATAAGCCAATTTCGTATTCGCTGTCGTTACGTTGCTCCCACAACTCAACAGATAATACTTTGAATAAAGTTCTTCCAGGCTCGGTACATGGCCACCGCTCATTCTTGGCCAATAAGCGGGCATCCATTTGTATTTGTGTGGTTCTATTCCGTGAATAGCGGCACTGATATTAATAGCCAGTTCGTCAGGTATAGAGTTAGCAAACAAATGAATCGTGTTGAGATTGGGTGTGGCATATACCTCACGGGCAGTCTTAAAGAACGCTGCTGTTCGTTCGCTTTTCTTGAAATACATTACTTCACTACGCCACTGATATAGATTTCCTTCCCTGATATTATACACCTCTGCAATTTCTTCTGTCTCTGCCCAAAAGTAATATTTTGAATTAGCGTTAGCCTTGTCCTGCGTTTTCATATCACAGTAGCCTTCCGTGATAGCTGTAAAATCAACATCTTTCAGTGAGTCGAATAGGACATGAGGGGAATACTTCGGTAGCCACGCCATATCCGCATCGAAAAAAAGAGTTTCCTCGAAAGGACTTATCTGATCAAGAAACAATTTTGCTCCAAATCCAGAAGTCTCTGAAGGTAAAAACAATATCTCATCGAACAGCGCTTTCTGCCGGCTATTTAAATGGTTCAGTGAACTGCCTGAAATCGCTACGGCAACAGGAAAGTTCGGGTCGGTCGCCTTAATGCTCATGCATAAGTTAAAGGCCATTCGCCCATAAAAGGGGGAACCACTCGCAATAAGTAATATGCCGCGTTTAACATTCATCGATATAAAGTATTTGGGTGGAAGCCGGATTGTTAGGCACAATGGAAACGGGATTGCCGGGCGATGTTTCGGCAGCGCAAATCAACCTGGGGCTTCCGCTGGTATAATTCACGGTCTGATCATCACCATTACAATCTTGGTAGGTAGCATTCTGACTCAATGGATGGGCGATAACCCGCAATTGGTATCTTCCGCAGCCAAGGGCGGTTTCGGCAATCGTAAAGTCTACCTCTAGCGGCGCTGAAAGACCCCCTTCTCCGCAGTCTACAATAAGCGTAAATCGGTAATCCCCTGGTTCCAGGTCTTCGTAAAGAACCGAAGTTGCAGTAGTGGACCCGGAATCAATGGGCGTAACCGTATCGGGCAATAAATACAGTGCATAGTTATAACCAACGGGCGCAGGTACCGGCTCATCCCAATTTGGTGCCGCTGACCCGGGTCCGGCCGATCCTAAACCAGCGTCCAAAAACGATGGTTGGCCGCATTCTGGTTCTACCGTCCCCTCTATATCTGCAATAATATCCGCCTCGTCAAAAAGTCCGCTTTCGCAGGTGACCTGGTAGGTTACCAATCTCACATCATTTGCTGTAACTAAACCAGTTTTGGTATGTATCTCGATATTATTGCCATTGATAACGCAGCTATCGAGGTAATCCGAATTAAAGGTTACCAGGGATATTTCAAAGGGGTAACAGCAAATAGAATCATTGTCCAGTACCGCTACCGACTGACTCTCATCCTCCCCGATTGTCCCGAGATCATCATCTTCACAAACCACCTGGGCGAAGTCATCACAGGTAGCGCAATTGCTATTCGATGCATTGAAGGGGGTGGCCAATACTTTAAATTGTGCTTTACCAAAAGGATGATCCAGGAAGTCCGGCCATTCAATGGTATAATCACCTGTAGCAGAAATACCACCTACATACCTTTCGCCTTCAATGGTCACTGTATCATGAGCCAAGGCAATTTTAAGGCGGTCATGCATTTTTTCCGGCCAATGGTCAGTCTGTCCCTCGTATTCCTTTTTGATAACAACAGACAAGGTTTTTGTAGCACCATTGGCCTTAGTGAAAGACTCTCGCTCCTCCGTCAATTGAGGGCGAGTAATTTTTATCGGAAGTCGTATGCGGTTAATGAATGCCATTATTTGTTTATTGAATAGGCGTTTATGGTGTGGCACCTCGGACATTCTATAACACCGCTATTTGCAAAAAACTGAACCCTACAAACAAGACATGTTTTTAACAGCGGTCCGCCAAGCTCTATCCTCTTGACCCTGCCGGTTACCTCACCGCATTCAAGCGGTTTCGATGGTATTTTTATGTCAGAACAAATATTCATACTACATAATTTTTATAATGCCAGTGCCAGGTCCACCCATATCAATGCGTATTTCTGTTGGTGGATAAGTGTCAAATGCTACCCTCATGCCTGCTTGAACTAATTCGCCGCCATCAAGAACCCATACGGATATCGTCGGGGCCAGTCCGTATTTATTACTCAAATATGCCGTCCAAGGAATAACCATATTCGCCTGGTTGGTAAATTGTATGATAGTCGGGTCGCAATCATCCTCGTCTGCATCTATCCCTTCATTGGATGCGCAATAATTAAATCCGGCGTAGTTTTCATCGTTATAATACTCGAGTACTGATGTGTGGCAATCATCACCTATCCGCTGAAAACAATTCGTACACCAGGACTGATCGGCCACCTCAACTTTGATATGAAAACAATCGCCAACCTCCAGCACGCTATCGAAACTGGGCAACCCATGTTTCCAAACATACAATACCTGTGTTGAACTTATTCTATATCGTTCCGGTTTTTCGCTGAACTCAATTAGGAAGCCATCAGAACAAGCTTTTACCAGACCCACAGTAATCAATGAGTTTGTTAAGTCGCAAAGATCATCAGCCTCTACGCCCGTATCCGCATTGATCACCCACTGGGTCCAAACATCTTCCGGTGAGAAAACCGGTAAGCATTGTTCGGTAGTTTGCCAATTACAGGCGGTTACCGAATCACTTTCGGCGAACTGTATAAATGAGAACTGGCTGGTTTGAATTGAATAAGCCATTAAGTTGATATTAACGATTTTTCTGTTTGAATTTCAAAAGCATAGTGCATGCTTGCGCTGGTCCCTTGAATTAATTCATACATAATTTCTCCCTCTTTATATATTTTATACGCTAATACTAAACGCGGCAATTGATCAATGTCAGTTACAAGGTAAACGGTATCACCGATCGTGTACTTATTGTCAACTACGAGTGCCATTATTCCCATTTCTTTTTAAGCGTGAACGTTGCCTTACCTTTTAATGGCCGGTACTTTATCTCCTGGATAAACCCCTTTTCATACTCACCATTCCCACACTGGAAAGAAATATATCCGTATGGATTTTCCCTCACCTTCTTATAATCTGAAATTGACATTGGGTATTCGTAGGTGATAAATTCAGGCTTCCACATTGGTGTAGCATCTTCCTGCCGTTCAAAATGGGTGATAAATAAATCCTGATTTTCCCGTATTACCATGCTCTCCAATTTGCATAGCTCATCGTACGCCCCTTCTGTTATTTCCCCCTCGGCCGTTAGATTACCGGTACCTGCCGAGAATATTAGCTTTGATAACGAGGACGAAATGGTCGGGTATGAGTTTATGATCGACTTATACCAGCGCATGAGATTGCGAACAGGGCTGAGCCGGAAATTTAATACAGTAGCCGGATCGAAAATATTATCCGGATCCGTTATGTTGCCCTGTTCCACCGCAAAGTCATATGCATTCCGGACCAAGGTGATAAGAAAAGTATCGTTGTCGTAATTTGTATCCGCGGCGCCCGTAGCAGCAAAAGACTGTTGCCTTGTGATCTCTATGGGATAAGAGCCTGTAACCAGGTCGGATTGAATATCCAATGTATTGCTGATTGTTTCTAGTCCAGTACGATACTCCCGGGTGCTATTTATTTCACCCAATCCATTCACCCTTTCAACAGTCCATTTACGGTAACCTGCAAGGATTTTTGAATAGTGTAAAGACTCTTGAACCTTCTCATTGCCCTTCGGTATATAATCATGGACCAGCACTTCTTCATTCAGGTAAAACTCCTGGACGGGTTCAATCTTCAAAATATATTTGCCCGGCAATTCCACATCGGGTTCAATGGAGAACCCTATATTATCTATCCCATTTAGGCCATCGAGCAGGTCCTTCATGGAAGCAAAAAACTTGTCCTCCGGTGCCTGGCGAATCTTTAAACCACTTGTTAGCATGCGCAGCCCCCCGCATCCATCTGAGTCAAACGCGAACGGCTGACTATCTATGCGGCCATAGTATTCAGATTTAACGCGAATGCAGGTGTCTGTAATGGCCTCTGCAACACGGGAAAGGGTTTCATGAATAAGATAGGCTTTGGTATTTGTATTGGGGCATAACCGGGTCGCTTCTATTGAAAATTCTGTCTCTTTATCAAAGGTTACATCAACGAAGGCCGGGTTTGCTGTTATAATTACTGCGAACTCAATTACATGATAAACCCCAATGCCCTCCGGGAGGGTCATTGTTCCAGCATGCGTAACATCAAATGTTCCGCTAAAGGGCGCAGGGTCAGTTGGGCCAGCAAATACCACGGTTTCATCTATTATGGTCCCATCGTCGAAAATATCACCGACTCCATCCCATTGAATGTGTTTCACCTTAATGCTTAATAAAGCCCCGTTGCCGCTCGGGTTATTATATGAGCCCTTCATACGATGGTTATAGGTGAATTCACCCGGGAAGCAGGTAATTAAATCATCGAATAATAGTTGTGGCGTTATTGGTTCATCGGTTATTAATTCGTATTCACTTACTACAAATGGGTCCGACAATTGACTAGTATGGATACTTTCGTCGAGTGCTGCATATATCGGGCGAATAAAAACAAGGCCCCCCAATTCAATATTCATTGTATCCCCGGCATCCGCCACCTTGCCATGAGATCCAACAAACAGTGCTTTTGCCGGGATCTCAATTTCATCGCCCATATTAGCGTAAGCAGGTAAAGCAGTCTGTTTATCAAAAGCTACCAGGGAATCAATGTCAACCTTTTGGTCAAACCGGGAGGCCAGGACAACCTTACACGACTGCTCTTCCACCGGTAAGGATACCCTACAATCAAGACCACATTCCCCATCGTATTTGCCGAAATTCAGTCGGCCGCTTATTATTTCTTCGTAATCTGTATCGCATGTGCCTTCTGCCTTGAATGTTACATTGGCTCCGATGCCTTCGGTTTCCTTCTTTTGTTTCAAATAATTCGCAGCATCACCGTAGAAACCCAGCGTACCTGTGCTTGCCTCGAACTGCATGCCATGAAATTTATCATCCCGTTTGATGGAAATCTCAAAATCGGCCATTCCAATAGGCTCCTCAATAGGCAATTCGTCCAGGTGAAACCGGTGGTCCATTATTTATACCCCCTCCTTTTGTTGAGATATTTATTGAAGGAGGTTGCGGTCTTTAACCATTCATTGAATCCATTACTGTCTATGTTTAGGCCGAACTGCGGTATGTTTTTCCCCACAGCACGGCCGAGTTTATCATAATCAATCTTTTCACCATTAATTTTAGCTTCCGCATGTAGTGTATCTACCCGACTGGCATGCAATCCAGGCTTTTCCAAAATCGCTTTGGTTTCTTCCGGGTTAAACACCTTATCCTTCGCGCCCAGGTAAACAATGGTTTCTTTTGGCGCCACATACAACCGCCCATCGCGTTCTATCAATTCCGCGCCGGTCTCACCCACACGGGCGGGACCTTCGTACGCATTTTTCTTACCCTTACCGAATGCAGGTATAGGCTTAGAGGCAATGAGCGCTATTTGTGCTGCACCTAACGCAGCGGTGATAGCGGCAAATATGAAACCCTGCGGCGGTCCTACAGCCAATGCGGCAACTACGGCCTGGGCGGTATTAATTACAGCGTTGAATATGGCAAGCGCCTTTTCACGACGCGCCTGCTGCGTACGGATACGCCGCTCCTCAATCTCCAATCTTTTTAACCGCTGCTTTTCCTCTTTCTCGGTGATGGCTCCCGATTCACGGAGCTCTGTGATCCGGGTCCGCTGCTCTTCCACCCTTTGCAGTTCGCGCTCAGCCTGTTGGGCGAATAGTTGACCTAATAATTCGGTTGTTTGCTGGGCAGTATTTATTGCGAATTCGAGGGTGCGTTTGTTTCGTGCTCTTTGTTCTTCTTCTGTTTTGGCGTAGGCATTCCTTTTTTTCTGCTCGGTATCTTCTGTAATCTTGGCTTGTTCGTCAGTTAGTTGCGTGTATTGTAAATTATAATCCTTGTAACTGATCAATCCCTGCGCAAAAGAGTCATTGAGTGCTGAAATGCGAATGTTCCCGGCCTCTAACTCCTTCTCCCCAATTTGGTCAATAAGATTAATTTCTTCCTGCAGTCCCAGTCGGCGAACCGCCAACCTTTCCTCAATGGCACGCTTTTCACGCTCCGTTGCAGCGGCCCGTATTTGATCCTGTGCGGCCAATAGCCGCTCATCTCCCCTCGTATCGACACCACCCGTAGCAGCCCGTAAAGCAATTTCTTCCTCTACCGATTGCTGAATAGACTGTAGTCGCGCGGATTTTATATCGGCATCACGCTTTGAATTGATTTCCTTTATCTTTTCCGACAACCCCTGATTCTGTTGTACCTCGATTTCAGCCTGAGCGATGATGTTATCAATGGTTAGTTGCAGCTTCTCCTTATTCGTAATATCAATGGCAGCAAGCTGCGCATTATTGGCGCTAATGAAATCCTGTAGTGATTCCTCTGCTGATTGTTTGTTGAATTCCTTTTGCAGTCTTAGAATTTCTGCCTGGGCGGTCCGCTTTATCTGAAGTATCTGGTTTTGTGTTAATCCCTCCTGCAATAATTCGAGGTTGGCCTTCTCCTGTATAAGCCGTTTCTGAAGGTCAATTTCGGCCTGCGATTGACGGGCATTGATAGCCTGACTGATTTGCTGCTCGGCAATAAGGGCAGCCTCTACCCCTGCTATACGGTTTTGTTGGCGGACCTGGGCGAAATTCCGATCCAGTTCCAATAACTGGTCGTTGAGTTCGGCATTTATGCGTAATATCTCTGCTGCATTTTGTCCCGCTGCATTGATATCAACAACAGCTTTTGCACGGGCAGCGGCTTTGGCTGCATTCAATTCATCTTTCGAGTTCTTAATAGTGCCGGCCAGGCGGGCGGCGGCTACGTCGGCAATACCTTTTAGTTCTTCCTCGCGCTGCTGCTTACCGAGGTTAATAGCTTCAATGCGGGTCTTTGTATCTATCTCTTTGACCTTGGTATTATTTTCATCAATGGCTGCATTCAATTTAAAATAGCCTTCTGATGTGCTATCCAATGCATCGCGTTGTTCCGTGAGGAGTTGGTTTTGTTCTTCAATTGCCGATCGCTGCGCCTGTAATGACTTGCCCCTGATTCTCGTAATATCACTTTCCAATGCTCCTGCAGCTTCAGCCCTGGCAATTTCAGCCTCCGCCAAATCCTCGATAGCCCTGGTATCAGCTTCAATATTCTTTTTATTCGCATCGAGGGCGGCATTTACTCTGGCAAGTGCCTTTTCCTCTTTATCCAGAATTTGAACCAAGGCAGCAATGCCGAGAATAAGCAGGCCAACACCGGTAGCTGCTAACGCAACTCTGAAAGCAGCCATTAACCCAATTGATTCACCAATAACTACGTTGTAGATTTTTTGGCCGGCGGTTTGCAGGAAAGTTACTGCTGTGCTTTCCTTCTGTAGAACCGTTTGAATTTGTTGTAAACCCTGTAATGCCGCCATGTAGGAGTTTACCTTCAAAAGCGTTTCCCCCAATTCTTCACCCTGTTCACCAAAAATAGCCGTTGCCGCAGCAGCAGTTGCGAATCCACCTGTTACCCCTTGCGCAACACCAATTAGGCCATCAAACGCACTTGTATCAGAGGCGACATTATTAACCTCTTGCGCAACATCACCCATGACATCACGCAAATTCCCCCCTTCCTTGACAAGCGCCTTGTATTCCTGCGTGTTCTCCTCTCCTCTCAGTTTCATTTGAGCCAATTGCTCAAGAATTTCTTTTTGCCGTTGTTTGATTGTTTGGCTTGATTTGTCGATCTCTGTTCCGCCTTTCTTTATGGCATCACTGAATTCTTCCGCACTCACACCGGCCTCTTTCAATGCTTCAGTAACACCCTCCTGGAACCCTTCCACAAAATCCTGGGTTAGCTTATTAACAGCCTTATCTACATCATCAATGGACTTTTTTGTCGTGGTGGCGGATTGTGCGGTCGCGGCTGCTGTTGCCTTTAATGTAGTCTGTCGTTTGGCAAGCTCTGCATTAGTAGCACGGAAAGCAGCGGCAGACTGCTTATCAATTGTGCCCAGTTTCTCCAACTGATCAACTGCAGGTTCAAGACCAGAGGTATCTGTCGTAAATTCTATGAGAATATTTTCAGCCATTTATTTTTTCCCGTTTTTGCGGGCGTTTTGAATCTGCTTTTTCGTATTGGCGATCTTTTTATCCAGCATGATAAAATACTCTACCCCTGCCATCTCTCCTATCGCCCTTATCTCCGCAGGGTTATCATTGCCCAACCAGCACATATGATCAAAGTGACTCTTTAATTGGTCCCGGATATGACCTGTGACAGATAATCCTGGTGCATCTTGTTGATTTCCTCGCTCACTTGAAAATACATGCCTGCATTCATTCCGGATGAATTCGAAAACGGTATCAAGTCGGCGAACTGCGTCCGCAAAAAAAAATCCAGTATAGCCGGATCTTTCTTCCACTCCTCTATTTTCTTTTTGTTATACTCGAACTCATAGTTATAGGGACTTTCACTTTCATCAAAAAAAGTAACGGATGCCAGTTTGTAAATATGATCCGGAAAGGGGACCAGTGAAAGGCGCTCCTTCATATTGTTGTTGATAATCGCAATCGCCTGGATATTGATTTTCTTAGGATCGCTCAATATCATTTCAATGGCCTTGCAATGCTTTTCTATGTACTCGGGGGTAAGCCTCATGCGAAGTTCCTCATATATGGCCAGCGCGCATATTAACCTGCCAGCCGGTACTTTAAAGCTATCAGTGAAATGGTAATAAACCTTTCCGTTGTGCCGGAAGGCTTCCACCGCAACTTCACCGGTTGGTAACGGCTTGAACTTTGGCTTACGCTTTAACAGGCTTTTTATCGCTTTCCAGTATTTCATTTAACTTGTTTTCGAGTTCGGCAGTTGGTAACCATATCGTTGTTGATTTCCCTCCTTTCTGAATCATGAACTTGTATCTATTCTTTCTTACCCTAACCAGGTAATCCCCTTTCTTATACTTCTGCGTGAATACCCCGTTGCAATTACATGAACCGGAATATTTGAAGCCATATTTACTTAGGATCTCTGTCATCTTTATCCGGCGCCCATTTATTAATAATGATATTGATACCCATTGCCCCGATAATTACTATTAACCACTCCTGCCATGTACCCGTGTGTAGCCATAAGCCCCACACCGCCCAATAGATCACACTACCATACCAAGGGCACATGCAGATATTACAATCAAAAACTGGCTGATGAATTTGATACGGCAAATTCTTCTCGAACCAACTACCAAGCCTTGCGAAAATTTCACCAGGCTGGTAGGTGTAGTGAATTGAAAGTACCAGTAACGATATGATGAGTATCTTTTCAATCATGTTATGAATTGATCGTTGCGGATTTTCTTATTAATGCTAAGCTGATGTTTCTCTTATGCTCATCTGAAAGCTTACGACCTTTATATAATTCGGATCTCCTTTTTCTTGCCTCATTGCTCCACCCTTTATTGTTCCCATTTAATCTTCTTGTTTCTTCACGCTTAATAATTGATTCCGGAGATAGCTTTCGACCCATTAACTTTTTGCTTATCGTTTCCTTCATCTGATCAGAGATTGTAAATCCTTTTCTTGTTCGAGGAGGTGTGTTTGCTTTTAATGCGGCTCGTTCTGCAGCCGTTTTGTGGCCTGCCTTTTGGGTCTGTATTTTTCTTTTTTCTCTCAATATATTGCGTGTTGCCTCCGACTGAACCCTCCCCTTCATTGGAGATGGCTTGCCTTTCATTCTAATTGACTGAAGCCTCTTAGATTCTTCTGATCTCTTTAATCCTTGGGTGCTTCCTGCTGAAGGGCTAATATTCAACATTACAATACCGGCCTCTTTGTAAAAATCCATATACGCTTGCTCGAACTGGGTCAACACTTCGGTTGATGCATCCTCTGGTAATTCATGGATTATTTCAAAGGAATGTGCATTAAATCCATATTTTAGAATTGATCTATGGATAGGCGTTTGCCTGCTCTTTATTGTTAATCTGACATAATCCCCTCTTCTTCTCAATAGATTACAGGATTGCCCGATATAAATATGCCCAGATGGTGTTGTTATTTTATAAATCCCCTTCATTGCTTGTTACATTATTGTGACCAGGCCAGTTTGCGAATCCCCACCATGATCAACCGTAATCGTATCAGCAGCATAACTCACCCTGGTAAAAAATCCGCTCAAATAATATTCTCCGGTATCAGGGTCCAGATATGCTACCTGTACTTTGGGCATTGATCCGTATTGCTCCTTCATGGCAGGCGTGTAAGGAATAACCGTTGATGGCACGTTTACAAATTCAAATATGGTGGGTACGCAGCAGGGCATTAGAAGTAGGATTTTACGATTAAATATCCATCACCTCCGTTACCACCTGCGCCTGAATTGCCTGCGTCATTTCTCGCAGCACCGCCACCACCTCCTCCGGCACCACGACCACCATTGGCGCCGCTCCCGGCATTGGTAGTTAATGAAGCTGCACCACCGCCTGCGCCGGTGCCGTATAGTCCTGAAGTCGAACCGTTCGTTCCATCTAGCGTTCCCGCAGCCGTTCCGCCTACGCCACCTGATTGCAATAATGGCCTTCCGGATTGTACACCGGATATATTACCGCGTTGACCACCGTTACCGGCATTGTTTGCTACGTTTGAATTAATTCCACCGCCAGCACCACCACCCGTGTTACCGTCGCTGTTGACAACGCCTGCGCTATCGCCGACATTTAATCTACCGGTGCCGCCCTGGCCTCCGGATATAGATTTCCATACTAAACCAATTGCACCATTGCCAGCCGAGGCAGAACTGCCGCCGGTTGTTCCACCGCCTGCACCACCTGTACTTCCACCTGCAGCTATGTAGTCTCCAAATTTGGATTGTGCTCCATTGGTACCCGTGTTGCCATTAGTACTATTTGCGGTCACTGAAGCGCCACCTATGCCCCCTGCACCTACTGTTACATCAATAGTATCAGGCAGATCATCAGGATTAAATTCAGCTTCCACAACTCCCCCTGCTCCGCCCCCTGCTCCACCAATGGCATTACCTGATGTTTTTTGACCGCTGCCTCCACCTGAACCGGCACCGACGGCAATCACTGTTACCCATTTGGCGCCAAGTGGTTTTGTCCAGGTGAATGAGCCAGCGGTATCGTAGATATTTGTTATCATATCTACGGGCTGGTTAAAAAAAAACATCCAAGATTGTCTTTCTCTCTTGTCCCGGCTTTGATAGTAAAATTGATGCAGTCGTATTCTGAAGCGATCAGGAATTTAATCGGCTTACAGTCGCCGTCCATTACTTCCAATTTGAAGTTGCCAGAGAATTCAGTAAGGAGTCCATCGGGGAGATCGGTAACCGGTATTGTCCAGAAACCATTTTCATCTGTAGTGAACGTTCCGGAGTATTGTCTATCGAATTTGTCGGTAATTACCCAGGTGAATTCTGTTAAAGGGGTTAGTTGCGCGTATACCTGGATTTCTTCCGGGCATTTGACAATATAATCCTCAAAACAGGGACAACATTGGTGTGGCATTCACCGAAGTTATTGAATTTTCAGAAAAAAATGAAAGAAATAATTAAAACTTTAGCAGATGCTTATGGAAGGTGTTTAAATAATAGCGAAAACAGTCGCAGGCATCTAACTGTTTCGTAGGGTCTTTCCGGTCCGTTTTATCCAATGATCCGTCGGGTAATACAGCGGCATATTCGAGATCAAATATTAAGGCTTTACATTTTATGGGGTCCAGGATTACGTTATGATTGTGAAGAATTGAATTTACCAATACCCTGTTCTCTATTAAGGTGGGGTTGATAGATGGAACCCTGAGCTGATTCATGCTTAGGTTTAATTTACTTTTGATCACCGTGTAGTAATTGATATTATCCTTCACCAGCGCAGAGGAGGCCTTACCCGTGGCATCGCCGGTAACCAATAGCATGCAGGCCCCGTAATTTGCAATAATATAATCGCACAAAGCATATATGTTGCTGCTTTGGAGCTTTATCTGCTCAATGCCATAATGCGTATTGTTGTAAAATTGAAAAACCGAGCAGGAGACGGGGTCCCTATTAAAGTCAAACGACAAATAGACCTCATGCTTTTTGTTTAAAGCGGTTGGCCCCACATGCTTTGCGTAATTGAAACAATAAGCCCATGCATTGAGATTTTCCGTTACAAAGCTGGCCAGATACTCTTGGGCAAACGTAAGCGGATCAAGTTGGCTACGCGCCTGCTCTATTTCTTCCGGTAGAATATGCGGGTTAGTTGAGGTGGGCATTTGCCAGCATCGCCAATCAGCGAACCTATCCGGCATCTGGAACAGGTCATAGAAGTAATTGTTCTTGCCCTTTGGAGTAGAAAGAAACCATGCATCCCCTTGCAAATCTGTTAAGGTGGGCCTTATAACCTTTAGCCAGGCCTCTTCCAGGTTGCGTGCTATAGCAGCCTCATCCAACACGCCACGCTTGTACTTTCGTCCCCTTATACTGTTAGGATCTTCGAGGCTCCAAAAGTCAATAACTCCGCCGCCATACAGTTCAATTCTCTTTTCCGTTTCTGATTTGTTATTGATAACCCCGTACAAAGTTTGATTGACCTCGCGCCACACTTCCATGAGCATTTTATAGGTAGGTGCGAAATAAGCAACAGGAAAGCCATTTAGGGCGCCATTATTTTCATCATCGGGAGATATAAGCAGGTCTTCGGAAAGTGTTGTTTTGCCCCATCGCCGGCCACAACAAAGGACATTGAACCGATCCGCCTCACTCATGACCCTTTCCTGCGGACCATGTAGTTCATTCAGCCTTATTTCGACTTCTGACAATTTTTATAGTTAAGGAGTTATCGGTCCCGCCCTTGTGTTCAATCCGGCTTAATTTGGGCGCGACATATTCGAGCATGTCACAATAAAGCAGTACTCTTTGGGAAGCTGTCAGTTTCTTGATATCCTTATCCAGGTAATTGCCTTCCAAAACTTGCAATACCTTTTCAGCCCGCTCCATTTGAGCAGCAGTCTTTTTATTGGGCGTTCCTTTCACCCTGCCACCTGTCTTTGTTCCATTACGCGCCATGCACTTCTATTTTATCTACAATACATTGACACTATCAATTGACTATCATTAACTTGCATGATAATTCAACATTTCATCAATGTTATTGAATAAGACTTAACTATGCCTAAAGGTAGGGAATCTTTCAATTTTTTCTGAATTTACGAATAGTTCCACATGAAACAATAATTACCTTTGTTTTACACTTCACCTGTTCCGACTTATTAGTATCCAGATTCAGGCAGTCGATTACCCCATGGGCTGGCGAGGCGTTCCATTTCCGCCTGGTGAGTACCCGGTAAATGGTTTCTTTGTCCGGCAATTTGAACTCAGTTCCCGGTTCCAGCTTTCCAACGATAATGGATTCTTCGTTCATTTTAATGGTTTTATCAACTTTTATTACACATAATACTTGTACACAATGATCAGATTAACAATGAGAAGCGCGGCTAATACCCGCATGATCCGGGAATTCCGCCGAATGTATTTTTGAATTGACTCTTCTACTTCCTGCTGCTGGGTGATCTTATCTACTATTCCCTGCCGAACTTTTGCCGCATGCTGTTCTGAATAGATGTATCCATATTCATCGTCCTGCTCGTGTTCCAATAATATCTTTTTCACATGATCTTTGTCGATCTTCAGGTTGTGGGGCAGGCTAACATCTATTTCGTAATACCCCACCTTAACGGTCTCATCCCAGAATGAGCCGCCGTAATGCCGCCGGTTAAGTCTAACGTCTATATTCTTCCGTTCCAGTTCGTTTTTCAGGTCCGCGTTTTCCTGTTCGAGCGGCAACCACTTAGCTTGCCATTCATCGTAAGGTATTGTGTGGTAATGCTTATCGCTTTGTATCATCGTACCATTATTTAAGCTGTGTTAACCTGCCTCACTTTAGTAACTTTAGTAACTTTAGTAAAGCCCGGTTTCCCGGGCCTTTTTTATTGACCTAAAATGATTGGTGTTCTACCGTCTGTGATAATTACTTTGTTCTGAGTCGTGCGGATGGCTTCTATCCATTGCTCCTGCAGGACACGCGGTTCCAGACCTGACGCTTTTGCTTTATTGGTCTCTGCTTCGATTTTTGCCTTTTCCAGTCCCATGCGGGCTACCTCCAGTTCGTTGCGCACCTGCTCCGCCTGCTGGATTGCGTTGTTGCGTTTCTCAATCGCCTGGACCATGGATGCCGGCGGCTTTAATCCACTGGTGAGGTTAACCAGGTGAAAGTATTTACCTTCAAAGTCGGTGTTTAAACGAAGCTCAACACGCTTTTCAAAATCACTGAGATGATTCATCAAACTATCCGTGGTATAGTCCCGGGCTGTCTCCCGGTAGGCGTTTATTACAAGCTGGTTCAGCACACTGTTCTCAATATTATCCATCATAACTACCGGGTCGTCGATCCCGAGGTGTTTGTAACTGAATATAATATCCACGCCTTTCCCCCTGGTGGCCGCATACGTGTAGGTCGGGTCAACGGAGAACGAACCGGCATCGCGGGCTGTAATAAGCACCTCGGATGGGTCTGCCTTTTGCTCATACATGGGCACATGGTAGAGTTCTGATCCTGGTCCGAGAATGCCCTGGGCGCCGGTAACCGCTTTAAAGTCAGCCTTTCCATTACGACCGTACCCGGTCATTAGTACGCCCTCATAATTTGGCTGAACGCGATTGCATGTACAGGCTGTTACCGATAGAATGCAGAATAACATTGAGAATTGCAGCAGTTTACTTGCTTTCATTTGTTTGTTGTTTTATGATGAAAAATCTTTTGTAGGGGAAAAGTACCAGGCCGACTACATGAATCGCCATGCTCGTCCAGCTTATATATGGGATATTCGACTGGAATAATTCAATGTGGCCGAGAACCGCCAGAAAATTGATTATTCCAAATAGGAACAAAAACAGTATTATCTTTTTCATATTTCTCTCGCCCTTCCGGGACCGGTTTTTATTTCAAAAACTTGGTTATCACAAACGTTATCAGGGCCACGGCAATGGGCCACAAAAACATGATAATTGTTGTTCGTCCCTGGCTATTTGCCTTCCACTCCTTGAGTTCATCTAACTCCTTAATCAGCGATGCCAGCTCCTCTTTTCGTACCAGGGTCGCAATCATATCTTTTTGTTGTCCGCGAAACTCATTCATACTCTTCAACCGCTCATCAATGCCTATTACGGCCTTGTCGATCGCCAATTCAGTGAGCTGGTCATGTTGTATGCGTTGCTTCTCCCGCTCGTTTATGATCTCCCGCAGATGGCCTATCTCCCTGTCGAGTTCTTTTACTGTGATCATTTTACTATGCATTTAAACATATGGTAGGTAGTGTCATCCGCCTTCTGCAAAACTCCTTCCATGCTCTCATGATCGACCGAATTGTAGCAAACGGATACCGTATCCAGCCTTCCCGTTGGGCAGATGGCTTCCTTCTTTTCGTAGATCTCTACCTGCCAGCGTTCGCACCAGGTTGTTTGTTTGGTGCAGGCGATCGACGCTATCAGCAGGAGGTAAAGCACTGGTTCTTTAAAGGTTTGGCGTTTCATGGTTTCTCAATAAATGTTTTTCCGCCGGCAAGGATCACTTTAGCCCTTTTCAGTAAAGAATCCGCAGGTGTCGGCTGGATAGTTAAGGTATCGTGATGTAGTAAGTATTCCATTAAGGTTTGTGGTTGACCGTCTTCGTACGTAGACCTCACCATATATGAAGTCCAGCCAGAATCCCATATAGCATCGAATAATTTGACCTCCGCGGTTTGACGAACCGGTATCGTGTCTATATTCATCTGGATTGGCGGCCCATACCATTCAATTTTGTGCATTGAGTCGTAACTCATGGCCATGCGTAGGTAATATTCAACCGAGTCCATTTTGTGGTTTATCTCGGCCTGCACGGCCAGGTCCGTGTATTTGAAAATGTGAGCCTCCCGGTCATTGCGCGGCGCGGAAGGCTTTGACGGTGCGCAGGCGGTGAGAATAAGCAGCAGTATTATAATGTATTTCATGGTCTCCTTTTTATTTGATTTTTTCTACCCGGACCTTCGTGTAAATGCTATCGGATGGGGCTTTCCAAATGACAATCTGATGAGCTTTCAGCCTCGCCTCATATTGCGCCTTTTTTGAACATTGTTCCTGCGTGAAATCGTTGTGTTCACAATACCCCGGCTCTTTGATAGTCTTCAGCCATGCCCGGGCCTCTAATAGCTCAGCGAATGCATTGGTTCCGTCTTCATACTGGATGACGTATCTGTGCCCATTGCTGAAGATTTCAACCTTACCTACCGGCTTTTTATTGGTAAAGAACTCCCCGGAGACAACCCATTCGCCGATGGTAAAGCCTGGTTTAATGATAGCCGTTTGAGCGTTACAGGAAAGTGCTGACAGGGCCAGAATATTGATTGCTATGTATTTCATTGTTTTACTTTTTTGTGGACTTGTTCTTCATTTTGGTGATCACTCCCTGCAGGGCTGCAATGCGGCGGAGCAGTCGAACATTTGCATCGGACAGTTCGTTCGTTCCCCTTTATACCATTTAAGATCATTCTGCAGCGTAACATAATTCTGCGCCATGATCTCCGTGGCATCTGCTATTCGTTGAAGGCTGCCGGAGTTAATTTCTTCGACACTTCCACCAGAGGCCCAATTTTGCTTACTGTGTTCGCGTTGATTTGGCATGTTATTGTTTTTTAAGTATTGCGTAAACGGTATTCTTATCCCCTCCTGCTGCGGTGATGGCGCTTTTGAGGGATTCGATGGCGTTGGAAAAACTCTCCCATGTGTCTTTTTTAGTGTAGTCCTCATAGAAATTATCAATATAGCAGGCCACCAATCCTGCCGCCTGCTCTTCCTTTATCGTATCCGTTGTGGCTACGAACTCCCATGAGCCGGGAGGGAGGCAAATAACAGTTGCATCCAAATTATCCTTATACCAGTAAGTAAGGGCTGGAATACCATCATCCTGCATACTGGATTCAAGGCCGGTTGCCTCCTTTGGAACCCCTACCAGCAGCAGCTCACATCCGGGTTTGGTGGTTATGGTTAGCATTGGCTGGAAAGTTTATCTATTGCAGTTTTTATTTCACTTATTCGGCTTGTTGCCGTAATCTGTGCCTCTGTATTATATTGATCCGGACCATGTTTAAGCATTTCCATCTCGGCCTTATCTCTTACTGCCTCATACTCCCATAGTCTTATATTCAGAATGTGCAATACGTATGTCATATCACTGTTTTTAAAGGTTATGCTTTAATGTATTGGTCAAAATTGCTCTCAGCGGCCTTTCTTGTCCACCCATCATACTTGCTTAGCCATTCAATAAATACTTCCCGCTGCTTATTTCTGCATTCATTGGAACAGGTAATGAAATATACCTCGTAACCGAAATACCAATGCCCGACCGGCCTTTCAATGTGCCTGTGAGATTCAGACCACGATCTGAACAATCCACACACATTGCATTGGTATAGGGTTTTCGCATCAGGAGTATTATTGAAGGATGCGACCTGCATTTAAAGGTTGTGCTTTGCTTCTTTTGCGTTTTGATCAATTGCAAACTGAGCGAATTCGAGGGCACCGATTGCGCCGCGTAATTCGGCTTTCAGCCGCTCTATCTCTTTGTCCTTTTCGTCCTGACTTTCGTCGAGCCATTCGATATTTTCAATTGGCAATTGCATGTATGCGCTGATATTGGGCGCATGATCCAGATAAACAACTCTGGCGCTTCTGCTATTCCGGGCCTGTCGGAAAATATAATTCCACTTTTTGTTTTCCGGTAGTCGTTCGCTGGCATTTATCCATTTCATTTTGTTACTCCTTTTTTTGTTAAAAAACGTTTCACGGTATATAAGGCACTAAGCCTACTATATTCTGTTAGCAATTCTTCCAACTGCTCCCCGGTAAGGGGATAGACGTTGGGGAGTTCTTCCAGATAGGACTGCCCCGTAAAGCCTTTATATAGCGCATAGATAGAGTCCTTGGCTACCGGCACATATACCGTTTTTGGTTCGAGCTTGTCCATTGTTATAGGTTGTTTTCTTTTATGAAATTATCCAATGTCTTTAGGGCCACTATGCCAGCTTTTGTAGCACCAGTGTTTAGGTAATTCAAGCATTCTGAATGAGCATTATAAAAGACCGTATCTTTGATCAGCTTCCGCAGCCTCTCAACCTCCCGTTCGAGCCTCATAATCGTAACTGTCTGGTTATTGTACAGGTCAATGGATGCCCTTAATTGCCTTTCCTGTTCGGCGTAAGGGGTAACCGCTGCTATATATCCACTTCTCATTTCTAAATAGATGGTGGAGTTTGCTGGATATTTATCTTTTGCCTCCACCTCTACTTGTTTTTGCAATTCGGGGGTCATAGCTTTATCTTTTTGATTTCTCTTTTAACTTTCTTAAAATAATCCAATAGTTCATAGCCCTGAATATGTGTGTTATATTCGGTACCATCTATGGTGTAGATGTGTTTGGCAATAAAGGCCGTGTATTCAGGTTTATGCAAGGTTTCCAGTAAGGCAATAATTTCTTCAACGAAAATACCCGCACACCGTTTGGCGTTATTCGTCTCCATCTCCGGTGTTGGGCCATAGGCATAGGGCCGGAACCTATCAACCAGTTCTTCTGCCTTGTGTTTGGGGGTCATGGCTGTTATTTTTGAAGTCGATCAATTTCAGCGGCAATTAAATTAATTCGCTCGTCATGGAACCGGTCGCCCCTTCGAGCATTTTCTGCCATTAAAAAAGCTCCGGCAACCGTTAATTGCCCAATCTTATCCTTTATTAGTATTTTGCGTGCATATCGAAAGTCCCATGAGGGTGGCCAGAAAACGTTTTTATCAATCATGCCTGCCGTTAACATACAGAACTCTGCGGCTTGAACCAATTCCTTATTAACATACTGCTTGTCATGTTCCAGTGACCACCCATGTATTTCAATTTGTTCGCGCCGCTCTTCGTTAATTAGTTCGATACCTGTTTTCATATTATTTTTCTTTTAAAGTTTCTGCATCAATAACCACCCCCTGCTCAAACGCTTCATCTCCAAATAGCCAGAAGCCACGAGAGAGGAGGTAGTGGAATTGTTCAGCGTTATAGCTAATATTGCCTGTGAACACATTCAATGCAGCCTTTCCCAATTCCTTATTCTCTTTATCCGTTAAATTATCCAGACGCCGTACGATAAGCTGAACCTTCTTTCCGCTATCAATCATCGCATAAATAAAACGTAGGGTTTCGCTATTAATTTGTCCTTGGCTGTTGTCAGTCCAAAATTCGCAGCCCATGTAGTAGTGCAGGTATTGCTTAATGTCTATCATTGTTGTGGGGTTTTTGGTCTTAAAATAAAACAAGCAATGTGTCTACCTGTTCCCTTTCCGGGTAGCATGTCTTCAGTCGCCAGCCATCTTACATCACCAAGGTTTCGAACCTCGGATCCGATGGTCTTTAATAACATGAGAATCCATTTATCTATCGGGTAAACCAGTACAACGGTTTTTCCTTTCTCACTTTCCTGTATTGCTTTTCTGACCCAAGCAGTTGGCCCTTTCTTTTTCCCCTCATGGATAATAGAGCCAAAGGGGGGATTTACATAATTGCTTTTACCCCATTCGCACGTTAAACCATCAAAACCATCAGGTAGTGGAAAGGGACAAGGATCAAAATCGAAATGGAATTCATTGTTAAGCGCATCGTATATTTCAGGTGGTGTTAGCCAATAATGCTTACCATCATCTCCATTGCCTTTATGGAATTTATTGTTATTTGGTATTAGCTGGCTTTGGTGCATATAGTTCATTTCTCCTTTCCTTTTAACCACAACACAGCCTCATAGACCGCCTTGTGGCATTTTTCAATTGATTGATGATCTATTCCGGCGTGGAAAGCTTCATGATACTTTTTGAAAGCATAGCCTTCGTCTGCACCTGCTTGTTGGATTTTGAACCAGACAGGCATGAGCCAGTCAAAGGATAAATGATACTGGGCCTCATCAACAAAATACTGGCCAAACTCCCATCCATCATACTCGCCTATTGCTTTATTCATCTCTGTGGTGGTCATGGGTGTAATTGTTTTCTTCTTTGATTACGTAATTTTCGAAGGAATGGCTTCAATTTATGGTCAGGCCGCCTATATTTATTTGATGTAATAAGCATTTCGTATTCCCAATAGTCATAAACAATGTCTTTATAGGTTGATCGGAATTGCTTGTATAATTCAGCGTTGACATAATAACCGCAAAACACATAACAGTTTTTCAGGGACTTAATATCACTTGCTGTTGCCCGATGAATTGGCCCGTACAACTCCATTGCTGTTTTATCCCAACCATCCCAATATTGGCCACAGCAATTAATTACCTCACCATTTTCCAGATGAATGTCAAACTTTCTACCTGCAAAGGCTAAGAAGCCGGGTGTAATTCGATCTAAAAAAAGGCAAGACCGGAATGGGCCGTCAATGCCGATTAGCGTTGTGCCGTGATTATTCCACTTCAGGTTAATAGGTCTTTCAAGCACCAGCGCTTCGCCGTCATTGAATTTTACAACAGCCAATATTTTGTTATCGTATATCATGGGTTATTCTGTTTGTAGGTGAGGTATTCTGATTCAGTTGCAGGGTCAAGTCCATAGATGCAAGCAACAGATAGGTAATTGACTTTATTGTAATAGCTATACAGTGGTTGATTATAAGTATTGAAGCCTTCCCACTTCTCAACCTTACGGACAATCAGGATTTTATTGTTTAAAACTAATTTGAGGTACGGTGGCATTTCTTCCGCTTTTCTTTCACTCCACCAAGGAAGTGGCTCGAGATTAGCACGATATTTCTGCGGATAATAGAGGGATGATTCATTTGCAAATCCAAATCTACCTTGCAGATAGAAAGGATTTTCTGTTGCACCTAAATTTTGCTCCACTAAAATATCGCCAATCTTGTATGGACTATTTGGATAATCGGCAATAACTTTATAGCGTCGCTGCATTAGCTGCTCAACGGATAGACTCATTATTGTTGTTTTAGTGTTTCAAAGTAGAATACCACGGGTTTGATAGTTTCCTGCACAAGTCCATATCGCTTGGCAAACTTGTAAGCTGCATACTTATTTTTATTCAATGAGTCAACGGTCTGCTGAATGTATGCCCTGAATTTTTCCAATGACATTGTAGCTTTTGTGATATTGCAACTTGCGCACGATGGCATATAGTTATCAAAATGCTCATTTTCTGGATGTTGGCAAGTTCCAGTACTCACATACCTACGCTTCTCTTTATCATAAAAAGAATCCCGATGCAATGCCTCTAAATGATCTGCGTGCCATCTGTTAGTAAGCGCACTTATTATTATACTTCAACCGTATGGATTCCCTGTCTGCCTTTTTCATTGTTTTAGTGATTGTTGCCAGATGGTGTACATGCGCTCAAAGGCGTCCTCTTTACCCCATATTGCCATATCCTTGTAATAATCGGTACCATTATTCCTTTGTATATCCAACCACTCCGCGAACTCCTTCGCCTCTTTACCCTGTTCCTTTTCTTCTACCGGTTCCCCTGAATCGTAGGAGGCGAGGGCTGTGTCTATTTTAGCAAAAGCCTCTTCATTGGTGTATCCTAACAATAATTGTGCGGTATCTTTGTGGCGGATGGCATATGCGTTCAATAATTGTTTGGATAACTTCAGCGCCTCATATAATGGTAGAGCGCGGGTAGCTTCGGCTGTAGCACCTCTTGAATAAGCTATTTTTGCAGCATTAAAAGGCCATTCTGAGCATAGCATTCTGCCGGCATGCTCCGCCTCTTTCTCTATCCGGTCAATGGTAGTCTGTGGTAGGTTCATTGTTGTAAGAGTTCAGGGTTTTCGTATATGTTTCCAATAACTTTCATCTTTGATAGGTTCTTTGGTAATACCACCGGGGTCACTCCCCCGCATATAGCGTGATGTGTGACGAATCTTAACTTATAACCAACGCCTCCCGATGCTGCGTCACCATCATGCCAAAAAACTTCAAACCAGCAACAATGCTCGGCCATGGGACTGCTGCAATCAGAAAGAATGTCTCCATCATAAACATGAGTTTTGTGCTTATCCTTCAAGCCAATCCATTCCATCGTTTCAAACTGTCGAGTATCATTAATGATTACGGCGTACATCAAGGAGAGTGAACGATCATTTCTGTTGAATGCGGTTTGAGATAAGGTCAACCAGTCAATCATTACCTTCCCTTTATTATCCCAAGATCTAAATTTGAACTGCCTCATCCTTATTGATTTTGTTGGTTATTACAATTTGGTCTCGTGAATTTATTTTCCTCCCCATACCACCAGCTACTACTGGTTTTAAGTGGGGTTAATATTTTCCAGTTCTTCCGTTTTCTACTGATCCCGCAGCGGATACATATATTGCGCTTCCACCGATGCCATGTGTTTGACTCCACTATTCCAGCCTCTACCTCCTCCGGTTGTACAAATGTTTTCTCACAATGCTTTATCAAGGCCTCAACCGCCTCTTCCTCGGTTAACCGCACCCTGGCGTATTCCTGCCCGTTTAGTGTGATCGACGCCCGGTACATCATACACTGCTGTATCAGTTCGACACGGTGGTGGGTTAATATGTGGGTGCGGATATCAGGCATTGGGGTTGTCTATTTTCTTGAAGGAGATTACCCATACCCAGGGGTTAGCCTCCCAGGATTCGGCGCCGTTAATCTTCTCCCAAAGCGATTCAAAAGATTCTTTCGCGCTAAATGCAGGGAAATCTTCAAAGTCCCTCATGTAGTGGTAGTATTCCCCGGCAGACTGGCAACCGGTTGCTTTACATTTCGGGGAGGGGCAATTCTCGGCCCCATCGCAGTTTGGTTGCACCCCTTCCGCCTTCGCATCTTCCTCGCTGATATCCTGCAATCGCTCTACCCGGATGTCGGTGATCTGGAGGTATAGCCGGCAGGCTGCTTTCGGCATGAAGATAGAAGGGCGCCAGGGAATGAATTTTTCAGAACCATCTTTGTTGAAGACTTGGAATCCATCACCATCGACTTCATATACCGGCTCGGGTCGATCTGCAGCATATTTAATGATAGCGGGCTTGTCGAAATGTGTTTCACCAAATGTATCGGTAATATGATGTTTGCGCCATGTCTCCCGTACCCACAGAACATCGCCTACCTGGCCATAGGGGCATTTTATACCGGGATCAAGGTAGCCCCTACCTGTCTGATCCCAGAATTGGTATTTCCATCCCACATGTGGGCCGATAGCCATTCCGCCATACTTTTGATGGCGCCATGTGCTCGGAGATTCATTAACCAATTCAAGCCCTTTTATCCGCCTTGTCTGTGCCTTGCTACCTTTCATGATGGCCTGGACCATGGGCGTTGAAAAAAGTATGGGGTGTTGTTTCATTTCGATTGTCGGGCTATTAGCTTCGGTTGGTTTCATGTTATAGTTCGCCTTTAAGTATTATCAATGCTGGGTAGAATATCTTTCTAACCTTCTCTATTGTTAATCCTTCTGCAGAGAAACTGTCGATGAAAAGAATATTACAGCCCTGCGATTTCATTTGCCTGAGTACAGCGGGGTAATCGTGCGAAAGAACAGGCTTGATTTCAATTTTTAAACGATGTCCCCAGGAAACATCAATACCGTTTTCTTCAAAAGTTATTTTTGAATTAATTAATTTATCCCAATCCTCGGCTATATAGGAACATATTTTCCAGGGTCCATCATCGATCCTTTGCTCATAATCAAACCAAGAAGCATATCTTGATTTTAAATGATCCACAAACGAGTGCAGGAAATTATCATCCAGAAACATCGCCTGCATCTTATTGTGTTCTGGGGTTTCTGCCGGCTCCCTAAAGTTGTTGACGATAAGGGTGTTTATGTTTTGGTATCTGGCCCGAAACCAATCCTGCCCTTGTAGCCATTCCAAGTATGGCCGATCGTTCATCAATACATCTACTTGTTGCCCTTTGTATTTTCCGAAAGGGATTATTTCATTACTCATAAAAATGATTTTTTTAGGGCCGACACGATGGACACTATTTTTTGCCTTTCTATATTTCCCCACCCTTTTATACTTTTAGGGCATTTTTTGATAAAACGCCGTAGTCCGTATAAAATCGAGTACATTACGTACAAGTGTTTATTTAAATTGATAATCAATGTATTATTTTGACACGATGAGCTTTAAGGCATCGTGTTTTGTACTTAATAATCATGTACATGTTGACAGATAATTTTTTAGCGACGGGTCTTGTACATGATTATTACCTCCTTTGTACACGATCATTAATCCTGGCGACACGATATTATGTCCTTTTTTTGAGCACCACTTTTAGGGGTCGGCCCGGTTCCGACGATCGCTCTTTTTCAAAATCGGCTGGCGTTTCAAGTATCATTTCAGAGCTGTCTTTAATGGCCATACTAAACCGCTTTGCGCTAAAAAACTTCTTTTCGGTACCCGTGGAATTAATGAATCCTTCATACAATTCAATGAATTTGCACCACTCATATGCTTCTTCTTTAGTCCATTCATCCCACCACTCCAAAAACTCCTCCCCGTACTTCAGTCGGATATGTTTGCGTTTCACTTTTATAGTGCTTTCAACCTCCATGATCCCGGCGCCCAGGTAGCCGACACAGCACTCAAATAAGAAATTGTAAAACAGATTCCATTCGGTGGTATCCCAGTCATCGAACAGGTTATGGCCGAAGTGATGGACAGGGGTCTTCTCGGCGCCAAAGAAGGCGGCGAATTCAAAGGTCTTTTGCCGGCGTTTGGCATGCGCCCCGCTGTTAACTATGGTGTAATTCGTGGTAAAAACGACCTTGGGGCTGTCCTTATAGGGTATAAATAGCTCATCCTTGTTCTTCTTCTCAACGGTAATACCCTCGGTAATAATGGAGTAAAAGCCCTCAAAATCGACGTTCTTCCGCGTGTCCTCAATGGCAATCAGTTTGGTATCCAGACCAATCCGCTGGAAAGCGAAATTTTTATCCAGCTTAAAATTCTTTCCATCTACCCGCTCCATATTCACCAGCTTACTGATAGCGGATAGGAATATGCCTTTACCGGTACCGCCACCCTTATTCTCATTGTCATTCTCCTCCGCCAGGATCACACAATATGGCTTAGCCGGGTCTTTGTATTTATGCAGCAGGTAGCCGATCAATGTACAGGCATACCGGTACTTATCCTGATCATTATCACTGATACAATTAATAAACTCCGCGTACTCAATCTTTTTACTCACGATATCCACATCGATCTTTATATCAAAATCAATGATCTGTGTTTTCCACACTACTTTATTAACATCTTTATAAGTCAGGAGGGATAACCCGTCGGCAGTAATTTTTACCACGCCGTTTTTAAAAGGAAAGTAAGCGGCATTGTATTCATCATTCAGTAGATTGTAATCCCCGCGCGGTAAAAACTCCATTAGCCCATTGGCAAAAAGGCGGTCATGTTGCTTTAATATCAAATTCTTCAGATCATCGGGCGTAATGCCCCCATCGAACGTATCGGGCAGGCGTTCAATGTAATCGATAATGAATTTCTTCATGAACTCACTACTCGCCTCCTGCAGGAACCCGTCCTTACATTGCACTATACGGTAGATCGTGCTGTTTTTGTCATAGTAGAACAAGGCGAAGCCGCCATGCGTGTACAGGAAGTCGATTAGGCGTCCGCGATTGATAATGGCCTCATTATTATGGTCAATATCCCAAAATGTACATATCCGGTCCCCCCATAATTTGGATAAGTTTTTGACCATCTCCTGGGCGGCGGGGGCATCCTTACCTAATTTGGACTGCACATAGCCGACCAGTTGCTCATCATTCATTCCCTCCTGCTTCTTTTTGAATATGTCCCGCTCCTCCTTATCTCCGTAGAAAACGCGCTTTTCACCATAACCCGTATCGAGCAATCTACGGGCAGCCTTCTTACTATCACCATCGCATTCCAGCATTTTAAACACGCCATAATGCGTATAAGCATGCCCTACCTCAAATACACTGGATGTAGTAAATGCTTTGAATAGCCTGAGCTGATGGTGGTAATCGGCGCTTATACCCTTGTTCTTGCCAGGCCGGCGGAAATAAGTACGGAAGGCATCCTGCTTAACAGCAACCCAGTCATGCTTCTGTAATAGGCCTATAACATCACCGCGGCTATTGTAGTCATCCCATGGGGTGGTAAAAAACTCTTTGGTGTTTGTAGTTAGGGTGTAATCCTTTTTTGGCGGCTCAATTACCTCATTGTACGACCGGGCTAGTTCAAGCAGTATATCCCGTTGATCCGTTGTTATGGTCGGGATCTTATCACCAGAGAATTTTTTATACCCTAGCGATGGCGGCGCCACTACGTATCCACCCTGCCCCCTGGTCTCAATAAGTACCCTGATTTTGTCGCCGGGGTTTTGCTTAATTTCTTCCTCAGATGCCGGCCGCTGGGCCAGTTTCATATTACCCTCTACTTTCTCACATCTATAATACAGGTGATAGCCGCCGGACTTCGTTTGGATGACCATCAGGCTATCGTGCAGGCGCTTATCATTATCGGCAATATCCTGCATATAGCCTTCAAAGAGCTTACCGGTAAGATCATATTTGGTATCTATATCAATGACCTCCAGGTTACCGGATGACTTGCCACATACTACCCCCAGGCACTTTGCATAAGTGAGTTCGAACCCTTGTTCTGCCTCCTCAATGGTAATAATATCATTGTGGTACTTCTTCCATTCAAAGCACGGGATCTTGCTGTCATTGGTTGGTATGACACATATCCCATTCGTTATATATTCGTACGCAGCGGTTAATAATTTGTTCATTTAAGATGCTGGATATCTTTAAGGTCGGTTACTACTATTGTTTCAAATCCTTGATCAAGTAGTTTTCGTATGCGGTAGGATTGTAGTTCGCGTGGGGCCTTTCCCTGCTGCTTGAACTCAATAAAAAATACCTTAGAAGATCTTAATATAATTGTATCCGGAACCCCATTACAGTTCGTTTGAATGAGGTGTATAACCAGCCAGCCCCATTTTTCAAGCTGGCCGGTACACTTCTTTTTGATCTGGGATTCCAGCATTTATATCCCTTTCAGTAATGCCAGCTGATCCTCCAATACTTTTTTATCACCATCAATTGAGTCTCTTAGTAGGCCATACAGCGTTACCTTTACTTCCAAGGTTTGCGGCTGGATGGCTGTCATTAACTCCTCAGCGGTAGTTTGCTTTTTAGCGCGGGGCTTTTTTACTTTGTCCATGGTGTATATATTTAAGCTGTTAAATTTTACCAATTAGGTCAATAACATGTATGCCCAGTCTTTCGGCTAATTTATATTCGGCCTGCATCCCGCCGCTGAGTCTATCCCCCGTTAGCCACAGCTCTTTCACAATTCCGCTTTCCAATACAGCAACATCATTCTTTATTCCGCGAAACCTTTCCTCCGATATATTATCATCCAGGCTTACTATATCTGCGTAGTACGGCACGAATGGCACTACATCAGGGTAGTTCAAATTGATGTGCCGAACTATTCTTCGGAGGTCAGCCAGATTTGCCTCAATGCCCTCCTTTGTTGGGGCGCCTATTGGGTGCGCGATGTAGCATATTTTCATATGAATAATTGTTGTTGCGCGGTTTGTTCGGCGAATCGTTTGTTACCGTCATTGAAATAATCCGGGTCAATTTCGAAACCCCAGTAATCGAAGCCCATGTTATATGCTGCTATTCTGGAGGATTGGCTACCCATGTGGGTGTCCAGTATTTTAAAACCGGGATTTGCGAAGTTTTTCAATACCCATTTGTAAAGTTGAATAGGCTTCTGCGTTGGATGAATTCGCTTTTCCCGATTTTTCATATCCCCCTGTAGCATACCGTTCCATGTATATAAATACTTTCTTACGGCACGTTCGAAGGATGTATAAGCAAGCTCACAATCTGCAAAATCAGTTGTTCCATTATTTTTGTCCCAGACAATCCAACAGCTACTATCATATGGAATTCTTGAAATAAAATGATTTGCTCCCCATATTATCTGGTGTTTACTCACCCTTCTTAGTTCTTCAAAATATTCAACAGGCGGAGGTGAATTGTCCCAATTTTTCGCAACAAAAACTGTCGATCGTATTCCTGCGCCTTTTGTGTTTCTTGAACCTTTCCATTTGTTTGCACCTTCAGCACTCCCCCGAGTATGGTTGCTTGCGCCATCCTCGCCTATCCCATACGGCGGATCTACAATAGCCAAATCAAAGAACTTATCCGGGTACCGTGACATGCCGATCATGTTGTCTTCGTTATATGTCTCGCTTATTGGCATTTAATTAATTCTTTTTAATAGCTCTACTGCCCATTTTTATTTCTGTTATATCATATTTATCCATGAATTCATTAAGCTCATCCTTCATTTTCACCAATGGGTGTGATTTTATTTTATAATCCTTCCTAAAATGTGATATCGTATAATCCCGCTTGCCTAATACCCGTTCATATATCTTTTCCTCGATGCCTCCGTCAGCAAACACCCAATAGATTATTGCCTGCTTTGTTCGGTCCCTGTCCTGTAATCGTGCGCGGGCCTGCCAGTATGATAATGCAGAGAAATCAATATTGAGAAATACCAGGCAGTCGGCGGTACTAAGATTAATTCCTTCCCTTCCACTTTGGATCTGACTCATAAATGTTTTATCCTCGGACTGATTAAATTCCATGGGATCTTCAGTCAGCTTGTCAAATCCAAACACACTGATGAGCATAACCCGTTCGGCCTGGAACTTGTAAAAGATTCCGATCTTCTTACCCGCGAAATGCTGTTTTATGAAAGAAGCTTTAGACCGGTCGAATACACTACCTTCCTTATTTTCTCCGATCACCGTACCGCTATATATCTGGTGCATTTTCTGCATGAGCTTTACCTCTGTATCGGCTAATATTTCCTCCCCACCACGGCCTACATATACCCTGTGTTTCCTGATATAGTCAGCCAATTTATATGTGCTCTCCATCATCCGGACTTTAATCACTTCTTCTACTACCGGTTGCTCAAACCCGGCTTCCTCCTGCGTATAGCTGATGAATAAATGTTTTGTTAGTTCATCAATCTTCTCCTTCTTAGCGCAGGACCAATCATTGATCTGCCGGTTATAGAAGTACTTTGTTTTCTTATCCACGAACTCGGCTGCCCATTTGTAAAATGATGGCCACTCTTTAAATGGGCTATAGGAACTGATCCAGAACTGGTGGTACAGTTGGCTATAGCTCTCTGGTGTGGGTGTTCCTGACAGGTAGATGATCGGCTTATCGACACACACCTTACGCAATTCCTTCGTCCGTTCGGCCGGCGTGGGAAATTGCCCTAAACCATGCGCCTCATCACAGATAACCAGGTCGAAAGTATAATCCGGACTCAAATTATCCACCTGCTCGTAGTTCGTGCAGATCAAATTAAAAGCAGGCCCAAGCTTATCGTAGTCCGATGTTATACTGCTGATCGCTTTTTTCTTCGTCAGGAATAACACAGATTTTGCTCCATACTTTTCTGCCGCTGCAAGCGCCGTAGTAGTTTTTCCAGTCCGGACTTCCATGGACAGATAACATATTTTCAACCATTCCAGCATTTTTGCTGCATCGGTAGAGATGGATTCCTGGTAGTCGCGGAGGATCATATAGCCGTTTCTTTCATTACCAATAATTCAAGTCGCTCAACTTCATTTTTAATAACAGGATCATACTGCATTAAATCATTTATTGTTTCCTGTGCATGAATAACAGTAGTGTGATGCCTATTCAATTGTCTTCCGACTTCCGCCAGTGAATGGATACAATATTTATAAATGAGATACATAGCTACCTGACGCGGATAGGCAATTGCCCGGTAATGTTTTTTTGATTTTAATTCCTTTTCAGACACGTTAAAATGACCGGATATCAATGTCAATACCTTTTCTACTGATGCAAGCTGTAGTGGTGCGCGTTTAGCACCTTTCCTCCTTAAGGCTGGTATCAACATATAACTGATCTGATATACATTAGTCCTTGTAATCATTACTCAGGGGCCAGTTGAAAGGTTTTTATAATAAAATCCTCAATGTCATTTATCACGAACCACTTTTGACTACCCACCCAGGTAGCGCGGCCGGACTTCGGAAAGTAATCCAGCCGTCGTTTATCTGGATGGGTCAGCCTAATGTGGTAGGGTTGTATGTATTCAAATTCATAATCCAGTTCAGCGGACAGAAACTCTACAACCTGCTTCTTAAATTCAACGGTAATCATTAGAACGGCAATTCCTCTGTTTCGTCCTTATCCTCCTCGATACCGGCAGGGACCTCCGCCTTAACGGCTACTCCCTGCTTGCTGAGTTTAGGCACGATGGTTTCGTTCACCATTTTTTCCAGGTACTCCATACAGTCCGAATCATCCCATGTATCCTCACCCTTTACCCTGATCTTGTTCAGCGGCGGCAATCCATTGGGATTATCTTTAGTATAATACCATTTAACCGGCTTACCATGCTGGGTAATAAACAATGTGGTCTTCTTTTTATCACCCTCTACCCGCATATCGGGAACAATATTCACCTCACTATTGAGATCAATATTGGGCAATATTTTCAGAAAAGCAGCACTGTATCCGCTGCTGTAATTCATTTGCAGGATAGCATCGCCATCCTCATCGGTAATGGTTACGTTCCAATGTTTCCCATAATCTTTGTGATCCCGAACGGCTATACCGGTAATGCGCCCTTTCCAACCTTTGTAATGCTCTTCGTGAACAGTAGCACCGTTTTTGTTAACACGTTCCTTGGAGGTTGCTGTCGGCTTAATGACCTTCTTACAGATCTGGCCATTGGAAATTGTCAGATAGATGGCATTTGATTGTGTGATTGCGCCCATAGTTGTATGTTTTATTGTATTATTAAACAAGTGGATTTAAGTAGCCGATGGTGAAACTCACTTTTGGTGATTTTCTCCTCATTGAAAGAAAAACCATAGTTCGACCGATCCCATCCATCAGGATCGAGGATTGTCAAATTATTAGCAGGATATAATTCAGATACCCATTCAGCAGAAGTCTTTTTTACCGCATGGGTAAGGCTGTACGATACCTGCCGTGGCTGCATGGCACCGTTCTTCGCCTTCCATAATTTTTGTGTGGCAAGAAAAACCTGCCATTGCTCCTCCGGATCATCCTCATCAATGATCAATTGCCAGCCCCTACCCTGGATCGCATCTTTTTTACCATCGGTCTTTGTCTTGGCATTCAGCCAAAGAATAGCCCGTCCATCGAACCGGTTGGCGCCGTCCAGGTCCTCCGCTATTTTCTGATAGGCCACCAGCTGCAGCCAGTATTCATCCCATATGTTATTGGAGGTCTTTATGTCCACCAGGTACCGCTTACCTTTAATTTTGATAGTCATATCCCGGTCCATGGTTCCGGCCATGCCTAGGGTCTCACTTACCATATTGCACTCAATACCATGGATCTCTACCTCATAGCGGTTGCGGAACTCCACATATTTTTCAAAGCAGTTCCATTCAAACATTTTGAAGTCAATGTACCCCTGTTCATCCATCAGGCTTACCTCTTCGCCGTTATCATACCGCTCGGTGAGGTCATGTACGACACTACCCCGGCGACCTGCTTCATCCCTGATCTCATCGCTATCCTCCCCGTTCTTTTTTAACCAGTCGTAGAACTGTGATGATTTTGGAAAAGCCTCTAATATTGTAGTGACCGATGGAACAAATATTCCTGATGGTGTTTGGTAAAACCGCGCATCCAGCATGGTTATCCGGTTGGATACCGTGTCTATCTGGTAATTCTTGCTACCGTTTTTTATTATGGTTGTCATGCTGTCATTTTTTCCTGGTTACAGATATCCCGCCACTCCACGGTATCAACAATTTTATTCAGATCATTCTCGAAATTCATTACCATCATGCCGGTTACGTTCGTTCCGTTCATGAATACCTTCTTTATCCGCTCAACCGTATCGGTCTGGCTGTCGTACTCAACCTGGATAGTCAGGTCTGTTGTTGCGGTGGTTATGGTGTGGGTGAGGGTCATTAGAATGGCAGGTTATTTAATGGTACATTAATGTCACCTTCAATACCAAATTTCCGATCAGCATCATGTTCAAGGTCTTCCAGTTTTCTTTTCTCATCACGGATACGCTGATCAATAGAAGACTTTTCCGATGCCATGAATAATGCACGGGCCTTTTTCGTTAATTGTTCAAGCGACATTTTAACATCAGCCCACCGTCCTACAAGATAGTATGCCGTTTCGCGGAAACCTTCGGATTGCCACACCCCAGTATAGGTGCTTTTCGCGGACTGCATTTCTTCTTTGGTTGCCCATTTGCCAATTTCTTGCCATCCTTTACCGTATGCATACCATTCACCCAGTACTCCGATACAAGCTGGGTCGGGCGTGGCGTCGTCATACCATATCTGAATTTTATTGAAATAGCATTCCTTAACGGACAAGGCAGCCAAATCCAATATCTCTACCGGTATTGGTGTTTTATCGTAGTCCTTTATTTCGACATGACGCGGGCATAATTGGGTAAATACATTTACAAGGGAGGCTTTCATATGCAGGAAAGGAATGGGGGATTTATCCTTTACTTGGATTTTTGCTTGACCTTCCAATCCAAGTGCAGCAACGTGCGCATTCCATTGGTCCAGCTTCTCATTATCGTAAATGAGTTCCTGTGTTTCTTCGATGATATAAGTTTCCACCACCGTTTTCATGCTTGTTGAATTATTTTTTGTCATGGCTATTTGTTGATTTGTTTTATAATCTTACTATTTCCATATATAATGTCTGCGGCTCCTTCGTTGCCCGGATACCCCGGAGGTCATCGGCAAACCGGAACGGGCTATGTGTCTGGTTGAATACACTTCTTACTCTCACGGTCTTTTTCTTCTTTGGTTCAGGTCCAAATGGTTGAGGCGCCTTCTTCACATAAAGTCCGTTCTTCTTCAATATCTCCAGCACGTATTGCGGATGATAATCCAGGTATGCGGCCAAATCCTCAACACTCCAATCCTTGTGCTTTTTAATGAACTCGACAGCCTGTTCTTTAGCTGTGATTGGCCTCACTTTTAACCGAGCTGTGTAAACCGATACCGTAGGAACCGATATGTCAAGCTCATCCGCTAGTTCCTGGGCGGTGTAGTACATGTGGTTGATCAGTATAAATTCCTCGATATCTTTTTTGCTGCGGTTCATTGTGATAGTTTTTATAAATCATCGGTCACACCGTTGTAAGCTAAGTGACCGAAATCGGAATAAGAACCTTTGTGATAATGGAACTTACTACGATTACTGAGCGCGAAGGTTTTCCACTGATCAAATAACCCGTTCTCCATAATGTGCGCCTCCATGAATTCAATTTTCATTTCTTCCAATATCTTTGCACAATTCTTTTCTGGATAGGTATTGCCATGCTGATTAGTAATATGGACGGTATATTTAAACTCCATGAATCGGCACATACTGGCGTACACATCTATTTTAATGGAGCACCCGTATTGCCATATGGGGCGCCCTACCACCCTGTTCCTTTCGGTGCGATTCGGCTTGTCGATATAATGATCGCGCCACTGGCTTTCATATATATTATATACCTCTTGCGCATTCTCCTTTGTTGGCCAGTGTCCACGCTTTTTAATAAATTCAACTGCTGCCAAACGGATATATGACTTACATAGATGCTTGCGCATTTCAGGATCACCGGTAGTATTAGCAAGTATATAATTCGCCGTCAAACTCATATAATTGTTTTAGCATAAACTAAACACTGTTTTAAAAAAGCCGCCGCCCACGCGGACCGGCTATACCCCTAATCCTAAACCCGGGAGAAGTATGCTATTGATGAGCTGAATCGTTACGTCATTTAACCGGCCTGATTAACCGACTTTTTTGAAGCGCCGCGCCGCAATTGTACACCTTGCAACAAGCACTCACCAATAGCAATTATGTAAATAACTTTTTTTAAATGAACCCGGCATCCTTGAAAGGAACCGGGGGTGGTTAATTCCAACCATAAAACCTTATCCTAGAAAACCTTAGTGTTATAGTGATTTCTGAACCGTGTAACATGGGGTTCGTTGTCCTCTATTTCGTGTATCTGCTTCAGAACTTCAAGAACAGCAACGAGGCCGTTGAACATGTAGTCTTCATAAGAATTGCCGTAAACGGCGTTTTCGAATGCGTGTTCGATTAGCATTAATTCATTTCTCGAGTATCCGGTTAGTCTAACCTCCTCCTTTGCAGCCTCCTCATCATCACGATAATAATTAACCTCGCGAACATACTCTAACCATGCAGGCCAAACCGGGTCCTTCGAATCGCTGCTATAGGGTGAAAATCCTTTCCAATAAATACTAAGGCCGGGGTCTTCTGCGTTTGCGTCTGTTTCAAATTTGTACCCTCCATTGGCTGCAATCATGTTACCTACAGCGCAAGCATAACAATTGCCATGTCTCAATGTATCATTGAAATAAGCCTGAAAGAGAATGTCAACGGTTTTGTGATATAGTTCGAGTTTCTTTGCCATATACATTATTTTAATTGTTCCAATGCTTTGTCCGCTGCCTTATACCTGCTGTTCATGTAGCAGCCAATAAAGAGTTTTGTTATTAATATCATGATGATATCTTTTCTTCGTGTTCATCCAGTGGCTCATCTTTAGTAAACATTTCTGCCGCGCTTATAAAGACCTGAATAAATAAGTCCAATAAACAACTGATAATTCCTTTCAACCGGTACATAATTTGTTATAATAAAAGGTTAGAATACATCTGAATACAAAACCAAATCTGGTACTACATGCGCTGAACTTGCATTTATCGCCCTGGTAAACAGAGGCGCACCAGATCGTGTCACGTCTACTTATCTTGGTGATTAGGATTTGCATGACCAGATTTTAGTTGTTGTTTATTTGTTTCCATCTTTTTCTATCATCCATTGTCACCTTCACAATAAGGACCATAGCAACAATGAACAGGGCGATTATAGGGCTTCCGTAAGTCAGGTAATAGAGTATCATAAGGGTGGATTTGAGATTAAAAAGTGGGTAGCTTTTATTCGGCTGCTACCCGTTACCTATCTGCGCACCTTCCAGCATCATTACTCAGCAGAATATTCATGATGCCCCCGTAGGTCAAGCCTACGAACATGGGGGATGCGGCTTTACCCGGTGGCCCATGTAGTGTTAAAAGTTTATATTTCCCCGTCATCTTCACACGCGCATTCACCACATAGATCATTGCCTTTAGCAATTGCCGTCCCGCACTCCATGCACCGGCGAATCTGTTCCGTTGGCTTAGTGCCTTTTCGGTTTTTTGAGTGCACCCAGTCAACGGCTGTTTTCAGAATATCTTTCACGGTATCTTCGCAACCGAAGCTGATAAGCTCTACATGACCTTTGCAAATGAAAACACTGTTATTGCCAGAACCCCAAAACTGAAACTGGAATTCATATTCCTTTGACCACTTATCGATCTCTGCAACCAGATATTCAATGCTGTCTTTTTTCATTGTTGTGATTTAAAAAAGCAGCGGGCCTCAGCCATTACCCGCTGCGAGGGGGACCTTTGCTACTAAAATTATTTTTCAGAATCTTCTACCAGATCGAAATACCTTTTACATTCCTCGATTCCAATCTGATCCAGCAATACACCAGTGCCATAATTATCAACAATCTGTTTGAGAGTGAAATTATCCAAGACGTTTTCCATATCAGCATACTCTATTTCAACCGCTACGGTTTTGTATGTTTTAGCAACAATTGCTACGTTCTTGCATTCTATTTGTAAATTGATGTCCATGATCAGGGTTTATATCTGACTAAAATTATTTTAACTGCGGTTTGCCTTGCGTGACTGCTTCTGTAGCTTCGATCTCGCCTTGCGCTTTGCAAACCATTTCGATCCCTGGTTGATGGTGTAGTATCCTTTCTGCCATTCTTCAACCGGTGGATGAAAGTGTAAATGCTTTGTCTGTTTCATGGTTATTTTATTGCAGATGAAAAATTGTTTACCAGGGTTCTCATCACCGGCGGCAGGTCGCTGTTGCGCTCCCTCACTCTTGCCTTGTCTGCCTCGATTATGTCCCGCTGGATATGATCAACCAGACCAGCCGTGTTGCTGATCACTGTTAGACAAAGGGCGCTCATTTGAATGTCGCGCAGCACAACCTTACCGTTAACTACCTCATACTTCACCATTGCCCTGAAGGGTACGGTTACACGGTAGCCTTTAAAGTATTTGTCCGGGATTTCGTAGATGAGTTGGTTCATGGCTGTGTTTTTTCGAGTTCGGCTAATAAAGCATCGGCAAGTTTAACGGCGTCCATTGCTACCGCTTGCGCATCAACAACAGAATAGAAGCCCGAAGGCTGTTGAGATAGCTTGCCCTGCAAGGCCATTGCTGCGAAGTATTCGCGCTTTGTTAGTCCAGCCATCGGCATATGCCACCTGGGGTCATCCTTTGGCATTGATAGCCGAAATTCATGATCGCCGATTTGTTGCATCATACAAGGGTAAATCGGCCTGTCTTTATTTTCCATGTTGTTCTTTTTGCCAGTTATTAAATCGTTCTATCGCGGCCAAAGCCTCTTCTTTAGTTAAGTTCATAGTGCGGATTAAAGGGTTAAACTAATATCGCCTCTCTTGTTTCTTCCTGCATTTCATCGGCTGTGGCTTCGGGGAGGGTTGAAAAGGCATAGGCCGCATACTCGCAATCATCCGGAAAGCCAACGAACTGATAATATAAATCCGGCTCTTCGCCATTGGTTGCAATAACAATATATTCACTACCAACTTCCGGTACAGGGCAACCATGCGCTTCGGCTTCGGCCCGTACCTTATCGAATGAGATGACACAGATTACTTTCATAACCTTACTTTTTTGCTTTTACGGTTCTTCTTTCCAACCATCCCGCTAACCACTCCTCCTTTATCCTCACCCCCTTGCC